TAACATGGACACAACGATCTATTTCTAATAATAATTGGGGAGCTATAGTTTTTAATTCTTAATAATAAAAAAGGTATCTTATATGAATTTAACATATACTGTGGACTCTATAACCTTTGCTGTTAATGTTTATGTACAAGGTAATAATACTCCAGTTATTTATCAACCAAACTGGCCAAACGGTACAGCATGGGCAAACTATAATGATGCTAATAATTGGGCTCAATTATGTATTTTATCCATAACAGATAGTACAGCACCATACGCACCAGCCGGTCCAGGACTATCTGGAGAACCAAAACCAGTATGATCATAACCTTATTAGATAATACTAGTAATAATAATATTATAATTAATTTTTCTAATTTCAATATAGTCAGTATTGATAATATAGATAAAAAAATTATCATAGCAAAACAAATATTATCGCAATCAGGACCTATTACCAAGTCAATATTAAATGTTAATGATAGTATATCGCCAACTATAACTATTAATTATTATGAGTAATCCATTTAGTGGTATAATTTCATCAGAACTAAAGGGCTTATTTAATAATGCTATAGATGCACTGCTTGAAAATAATGCACTATCTTTACCATGTAAAATTTTATATGATAATCAAATAGCTACAACATATTGTAATAATTGTATTTTTGATCCTATTTCATTATTATCAAGCAATGTTTATAATGGGTCTGGTCCAATAGAATTTCCGGAGGGTGGTATTTGTCCTGTTTGTGTTGGACAAGGACAAATTAGAAGCAACAGTTCTAGTGAAATTATATATTTAGCTTTTATTTTTGATAGTAAATATTTTTTAAATATCAACTCTAAAGTTATCAATATTCCAGATGGATCTATTCAAAGTTTATGCAATATTAGTTTATTGAGTAAAATAAAAAATGCTAATGAAATAATATTTGATAATAATTTAACTAATATTGGCCATTTTAAATATGAGAGAGCCAGCGATCCAGAACCATTAGGCTTTGGTGATAATAGATATATTTTAACTTTGTGGAAGAAAAAATGAAAATTTCATTAGATGTAGTAGAAAACAATAGTGAAATAATTAAATTAATTCTTGATAATCTAAAGGATCAACTTTCTACTGCTATAAATAAAACACTGCCAAATATTACTAAAGATATTAAAAATTTAGTTAAAAATGCTTTAATAAATGAACCAGAATATACTTCATTAAAAGCTGGTACGCTAAAAGCAGAATTTGGAATAAGCGATCCAGAATCTGTCGATAGAGTTGTAGACGCTATGACAAACACACTAGAAGTCACACAGACGCCAATTAAAATAACTGGTAACGGTCTTAGTGGTGGTTTTATACTAACTATGATTAAAAGCGATGATATTAATGGAATTATATATACAGATATTGCTAGTGTGAATGATAATGAAAAAGGATATTCTTTACCTTGGTTAGAATGGCTCCTATTAAAAGGAAACGAAACAATAGTACAAAACTATAGTGTAAATTATACTAATAGTCCAAAATCTCGTAGTGGTTTAGCATTAATGGTAAAATCTAATAGTAATTGGAGAGTTCCTTCTAATTTTGTTGGAACAGAAAGCAATAACTGGACAACAAGAGCAATTAGTAAACTAGATACTGCCATAGTATCCGTAATACAAAATAATTTAGAAAATATTATATGACAACATTTCATAATATCTCATCGATATCAAATAAGAATAGAATATCTTTACTAGAAGATAATGTAAAAAGTTTTTTAGACTGGTCATTTTTACATATTGGTGGATTTGTCAATGTGGAAATACCCACAAGTGGAGTTAATGGAGGAACTTTTCATATATTAAAAAATGCTGAAGATCCATCCCTAAAAGATAAAGTATGGCAAGCTCCTCGCAAAGATTGGATTTATGAAAGCGGCGTAGTTTATGAAAGTGGAAGCCCGACAACTTTTTCTGGAATTTATCTTAATAATACATTTTTACCAGCACCAACAGGTAGTGGAAGTTACGGATATAATGTTAATTATCCACTAGGACAAATAGTTTTTAACAATGCTGTTTCTTCTAAAAGCTCTGTTTTAGCTAGTTATTCTTATAGATACGTACAAGTATATAAAAGTAGCGATAATGTATGGTGGAAAGAAGTACAAAAAGAAACCTATAATCCATCTAATTTTAATAAACAAGACTATAGTATAACAGCTAATCATAGAGTTCAATTACCAGCAATTATTGTGGAATTAATTCCACGTACAATATTAGTTCCGCATCAATTGGGCACAACAGAAAATATTATTATACAAGATGTATTTTTGCATGTTTATACAGAGAATGCTAATCAAAGAAATACTCTTATAGATATTTTAATTCATCAAAAAGACAAAACATTAAATTTATATGATGTTTCTAAAGTTATCAAAAATAATAAATATATTTTGAATAAATTTGGAAATATTAATCCTAGCGGATATAATTATCCAAATATTGTAGAGTCTTTTTCAAATTATTGGTGTACTATTAAGGATAGTTCAGTTGGAGAATTAAATAGTTTGAGTAGCTCTTTGTATAACGGTGTTGTGAGATGGTCAATAGAAATTTTTCCATAGTTACATCAGAACGGTGTATTAAAACATAAACCATATTTCATAAAACGGAGATTCTTCCATGGCACGAAACAACAGAATTTTTTATGCAACTCAAGCTATAGCTCTAAAGCCACAAAGTGATACCACAACACCTCCAACATATTTTTCAGGTGGCGCCGATGGATGGTACTATCCTCGTGGTGTTCAAAGCGCTGGTATAACAACAAATTTTGCTTTGGAACAAGTTTTCCAACTTGGTCAAATCGAACTATATGAAAACGTTGAAGACGTACCAGAAGTTGAAGTAACAATTAATAAGGTTATCGACGGAACAGCACCATTATACCTAATGTGTATGGGTGGTTCGACTGGTATTCCTGGGGCCAATGGTCAAGAATTAGTTAATTTAGCAAACAATAGAGTAAATTTTAGACTTGGTATCTATTCAGATACTAATAGTGCCGCAACTGGTACTGTTCCAACATGGGTAGATTGTTCTGGCATGTATCTTAGCAGCGTAAGTTTCACTATTCCTGTTGATGGTAATGCAACAGAAGACGTTACACTTGTTGGAAATAATAAATACTGGAATAGCACAAATGTTGGAGCAGCTAACGCTGGATTTTTCAGCACCCAAGCCGATGCTGGCACAATGACAGCTCCCTCTATTGGTAGACGTTATAAATTCAATAGCAGTCAAAGCGTTATTCCAACTGGAGCTGGTGGAGGTATTCCAATTCCAGAAAATCGCACTATGCCATATCTACAGAGTGTTACTGTTAGTACCGATCTTGGTCGTGAAGCTATTAATGAACTTGGCGCTATGGCCCCATACTATCGTTATGTTACATTCCCAGTTGAAGTAACTAGCGAATTCGAGGTTATTGGAGATAACGGCGATCAAGTAGAAGGTCAAGACTTTGATGGTCAGGTTGGTTGCGATGTTGTATACAAAAATCTTCAAGATAAGCCTGTGAAGATTGTTGTGTGTGGCAGCGGAGTAAATGACTATTTAGAAATAGATCTTGGTACTAAGAATAAACTCACTAGTGTTAACTATACTGGTGGCGAAGCTGGTGGTGATAATGTTACCATCACATATAGCTATCAAACTTTCAATAAGTTTAAGGTTACAGCTAGTGGCACTTTCCAAGAAGTTAAATGGATCGATAACGCTAACGACGCTGTTGTTGGTGACTGATAGTAGAGGTAAAAAAGATAAAAGGATGATTCCTGGACTATGGACGAATTGTTTAATATAATCGGCAAGCTGTATGTTGATATATCTAACGCTCAAAAAGTATTAGAGATAATGAGACAGCAGCTTTCGGAAAAGGAAAACGAGATACAACGACTAAAGACTTCTCATACAGAAGGTTCGGATGAATGATGATCTGGAATTATTATTATATAGAATTTTTTATGGAAGTTTAATTTTTTACTATAATAATGAAAAATATGTTTTAAAATCACCAACCATACCTATTAAATACGAAGCGCAATTATTATATAATAATATCATTAATGATGAAAAATATAATGACTGGATAAGAGAAGAAAATTTAGAAAATTTATTAATACTTTTAAGTTTATGGACAAAAGACACCAAAATGATTATTAAGGATTTAGATAAAAAAATAGAAAATAGCAAAGCTGACTACTATTCAAATTTTAAACTTTCTGATAAAAAAAATAGTATCAAAAAAAATCTTGATAATTATAAAAAACAATTAAATTCTATACTATCTAAAAAAGAAGAACTATATTCTAATACATTAGAGGGATATGCTAATAGTATAAAAAATGAATATATTATTTCTCACACATTAATTCAGAACAAAGATAAAGTATTTGTTTCTAGTAAAAATGCATCTAATTATATGTTATTTAATAATATTGTTAGTGAACTTAATAAATACAGTATATCCATAACTGATTTTAAAAAATTGGCTCGCAGCCAACTATGGCGATCATATTGGAATGTTAAAAAGAATAATGTGTTCGATGGAAACTTAACAGATGACCAGAGAACACTGATAGGTATTAGCCAAATGTACGATAGGGTATATGAGCACCCTGAATGTCCTGATGATGATATTCTAGAAGATGACGATGCTCTCGATGGATGGATGATAATACAAAAACGTAAAATAGAAAAAGATAAAAAACAACAACAAATAGATAATATGAATCCAAAACTTAAAAATGCTCAGGAAGTTTTTATAATGGCTAATAATGTTAATCAAGCAGAGGAAATTATATCATTAAACAGTCCGGAGTCGTTGAATAGAATGAAAAGCAAAATAAGCCATGTGCAAAAATTTGGACAAACAGAAGAAAGTCAACTACCAGATGTACAGTTAGATCTAAGAAATCAACTTAACCAACAAATTAAAAACAGGAAATAATATATGAATAATAGTGAACAAGAATTATTAGATAATCTATACAAAAGATTTCAAACAACTATGATAGGAGCATTGGCAAGATTTGAAGATCATTTTGGACATTTATGGGATAAAGAACCTGACGATAGTCCAATTTGGGATACTTGGGAATATACTAGGAACAGTATACTAAATAATGGAAATAAGCAAGCTCGTGCTGCTATTGATGACATTAAAAAATATTTATCAAAGAATACTATTAGTTCAAAATATACTTATAAACTTAATTTCAAAGAGGAGAATAACAAATGAAAACAAAAACTTTTAAGCTCGAAGTTGATGGTGTCGAAAAAGAATTTTTAGTACGAAGCCCAACCTTAGAAAATCAAAGAGAAGCTCAAAAAGTTTATAATCAAGCTTTTACAGATGCTATTAAAAGTAAAAGTGTTGTACGAGCAAAGCTAGATGATTTATTAGAAGATCAGGGCTTGTGGAATGATGAGAAACAAGCTAAGTTTACTGAACTACAAAAAGATCTGCTAGATGGAGAAAAAAGATTAGCAAAAGGTGGCTTTAGTTTAAATGAAGCCAAAGATCTTGCTATCAAGATGAAAAGCATACGAGATGAAATAAGAGATCTTATTAGCGTAAGAACAAGTTTAGATAATCATAGCGCAGAAGGTCAAGCTGATAATAGTAGATTTAATTATTTAGTTAGTGTTTGTTTGGTGTATAATGATACTAAACAGCCTGTTTACAAAAATATGGAAGAGTATCTAAATAGCAGCACAGAAAAGGTTGCTATAATGGGCGCTCAAAATTTAGCTAATATGCTGTATGGTCTTGATAACGATTATGAAAGTAATTTACCAGAAAATAAGTTCTTAAAGAAATTTAAATTTATTGATGAAAAATTACGACTAGTAGATAAGAAAGGCAGATTAATAGATAGAGAAGGTAGACTGATCGATGAGAGTGGTCGATTTATTGATGAAGAAGGTAATTTTGTTGATAAGTTTGGTAACAAAGTAGATAAAGATGGAGAATATTTGGTTGATAGTCAACCATTCCTTGATGAAAATGGAAATCCAATAATATTAGATGAGGAAAAACCCAAAGATGATAAGGTTGAACCATCAGTTCCAACAGAAAGCCCGGTTGTTCAAGAAGCCCAACCAGTTTCTGCATCAACTGAACAAACAGTGTCAACAACTTGATAAATTAGTGTATATAATATTGGGTTATATTATTCCCCGTTTAGAGTTTCTTCTAATCGGGGAATATTTTTATCTTAATCTAGGAATTTGATTTATGGCACAAGCCTTTAATTTAACCGCACAATTAAATTTGCGTGGACCATCAAATGTTAGGCAAATAGTTTCGGATGTTAAAAAACAACTTGGTACAATTACTGGTGATATAAAATTTAATATTGATCCATCAGCAATTAATAATACAACAAAACTTAGTAAATCATTACAACAACTAAGTTCCGACCTATCTTCTGTTTCGTCCAACGCTACTGCGGCAGCATCTGCTATTAAAAATTTTGGTCAAAGTATAAATTCTATTAGTAATTCTTCTAATAAATTATCTTCTAATATAAATAAAACAATAAGTAGTTCTGGTAATTTAGGAACAACAGTAACAAAAACAGCAAAAAATATTTCTGTAGCACGAACAGAGATGGAAGAATTTGGTCGTCAAAGCGCATTAGCCATTCGTCGTTTTGCTGCATTTAGTGCTGTAACAGGAGTATTTTTTAGTCTTAATAGAGCAATTAATAGCGGATTGAAAAACTTTATAGAATTTGATAAAGAATTAGTGCGATTACAGCAAGTTACTGGTCAAAGCGCCGATGGATTAAAAGGACTCCAAGATGAAATTACAAGACTATCAACTGGTCTTGGTGTTAGTTCTGATAGTTTAATTCAAGTATCATCAACATTAGCTCAGGCAGGATTAAGCGCTAGAGAAACTGAACAGGCCTTAAAAGCATTAGCATTAACAGAATTAGCGCCTAGTTTTGATGATATTAATCAAACAGTCGAAGGATCTATTGCTCTAATGAGACAGTTTGGCATAGCAGCAAAAGATTTAGAAAAAGCATTAGGTAGTGTTAATAGTGTTGCAGCAGCTTTTGCTGTTGAGTCTAGCGATATTATTGCGGCTATACAACGAACCGGTGGTGTGTTTGCAACCGCGAGTAAAGGAGTTAGCGAAGGAGCAGACGCTCTTAATGAATTTATAGCCGTGTTTACTAGTGTTCGTGCCACAACGCGTGAAAGCGCCGAAACAATCGCTACAGGTTTGAGAACTATTTTTACACGTATTCAAAGACAAGGTACTATAGAAGCACTCAAAGAATTTGGTGTTACACTGACTGATGCCGAAGGTAAATTTGTTGGTGCATACAAGGCTGTACAGTTACTTAGCGAAGGATTAAGTAGTATAGATCCTAGAGACATAAGATTTAGCCAAATAGTTGAAGAGCTTGGTGGTTTTCGTCAAATTGGCAAAGTTATTCCATTGATTCAACAGTTTGCTACCGCACAAGATGCTTTGAGAGTGGCTCAGGCTGGTCAGGGTAGTTTGGCAGCAGATGCTGCTAAAGCACAATTAAGTTTAGCCAATCAAATAGCTAAAGTGAGAGAAGAATTTTTAACATTAATTCGTAGTTTGGGACAAAGTGATACTTTTCAAACTTTAGCTAGAGGAGCATTAACATTTGCTAGTGGTCTTATTAAGATTACAGATGCTGTTAAAGGTGTTTTACCTTCACTTGCTATTTTAGCAGCTGGGGCTAGTTTTAGAGGATTAAGTCAATTTACTAGCGGATTTATTGGTGGTTTGAAAAAAGTTCCTAAAGGAGGACCAGGAGCACAACAACCACAAAGCGTGGTTGGTTCTATTGGAAGAAATATTGGAAGTAGTCTTGTTGGCGCTAAAACAGAACAAGTTAGTAGAGATTTGGATCAAAATAGTGCGTCGTTAGACAAAGTTGCTGGAAAATTAGATCTTTTAATTTCTAGTTTATCTGCTCTGAATATTGCTGGTGCTCCTGCTGGCAGCCCTACTAGTGCCGCAGGCGTGTCTATTGACCCAACAGTATTTAACGATCTAAGGACAAGTATCAATAATCTTCGTATCGATTTTAATATACTTAATAATAGTTTAACTCTCAATAGTTCAAAACTACAAGATAATACCAATATATTATCAGATAATAATAGTATGCTAAATAGTGTGTACGCCGCTTTGGTTAATTTAGATGCTACTTTAGATAGAAAAGATTTGGGAGGAGGCGGCGGACCAACTACCGCTAGTGGAGGTGGTCGTATTTTAGGTTTCTCTAAAGGAGGAACTGTTCCTGGCAGCGGAAAAGGAGACAAAGTTCCAGCATTATTAGAGCCTGGCGAAGTTGTAATGAGCAATAGAGCTGTTAATAAGTATGGAAGAGGTAATTTGGTAAGGATGAATAGATATGCTAAAGGGTCTAAAGTTATTGATTCTATTGATAATCTGACGGCTGTAAGTGGCGGGACAAGAATTAAACTTGGTATAGGAGGAATACAAGAGTCCGACGAAGTAGAGACAACAATAATACCAGAACCGATTACTTTAAATCAAAATGACTTTAATGACTTAGTAAGTTTTATTAAACAAGACTATATATCTAATATTAAACAATATAAAAGAATGTCTGCAAATAATGAAATACTTAATAACGACACCCCAAAAAGTTTATTTGCTAAAAAAAATCTAGACTTGGAAACGCTAGATTTGCCGCTTCCAAGACCGCCAGCGAATTGGGCAAAAGGCAATGCGTTTCAAAGACTATTAATTAAAAAGTATGGTTTATTATCAGGATATTCTATTGACAGCAATTCTACTTTTCCAGAGATAGTAGAAGAACATTTTGCACCACTGGATTTTGAAAGTGGAGATGCTAAATTTGAGAAAGGAGTTTTTAAATATTTTAGCAGAAATAAACAGAATGACGATAAGACTATTTTGGTTAAAAGACTTGTACATGATCAAGATATGTTACCATGGACGGATGGCTTAGATTTATTTACATCTAATTACAAAGGTAAAGGTCCACTAAAAAATACTAGTATTTATTATCCTGAAAATCCAAATCAAACAAAATCTAATTTTGATAAATATTATCAGGATAAATTTAATCAAGAAATAATAAAAAATGCTAATAATCTAAATATACCTATGGCCGATATAGTTAGGGCTAGAAATTTAAATTCTGGTGGACTAATTCAAAAATTTGCTGGTGGAGGAGAAGCACTACAATCTAAATTATCGACCATAAGAACTCTTTTGGGTGAATTTTATGGAAGCGATGAACAACTTATATCAAAATCAATTTCTAATTCTATGATAATTGATGAGGCTCGTGCTGATAAAATTATTGCTAATTTAGAATCATCTAGATCACAGTTGCCATTATTTAAAAAGCTATTTTCAGAAAAATCGTCTTCTGTTGGTGTTTTAAATGGATTTCCAATAGCCAGGTATGGTGCTATTGGTGGTACTGAGACTATGAGATTTGATGAACTAAAAGACGAAGAAACTATTAGAGAGTTTATAAAAAGAGGAAAATTAGCAACACAAGCTTCGCGTGGTCCGGTTGGTAAACGCATAGTTTATGGTGATCAAAAAGCAGCAAGACGAAGGTTTGCGGTTGGCGGAACAGTACAGGGCATAGCTGCTGAAGAAAAAAAATCTATTGAAACTGTAATTTTAGAACAATTGTCTAGCTTTGGAGATGCTAGTGGAGTTAAAAAAATATTAGGATTAGGATCAGGAGATAGAGAGGCTGGCGCCATATTAAATGCTGGTAATATTAAAGCTGGTAAAAATATAGAAAAAGCTATTAGATATATAAATAGGGCGTTGGCTAAGACAGGAAAGCAAAATGCTGCTAAAGAAGCAAAAGAAGCAGCTATGAGAAAAGTTGCAATTGCCGGATTATTTCCATTAGATTATAATAAAGATTTTTCAGACTGGAAGTTGGAAGATGGTAGAGAAATTTATGGTTATGTTAGAGGATTTCAATCTAGCTTTTTACCGCAAATAGAAGCTATGCAAGAGGCTAATAGAGCTACTCGTCAAAAATTTGCTGAAGATATTCAAGATACGGCAGCATTAGGCGGATTAGGTAATAGAAATATTCAGGGGCCAATTCAACCATTAGCAATAGATTTTGATGAAACACTAGCTCTTGGAACAAAAATGCTAGATGAAAATGGTAAAGAAGATTTACCGGCCTATTCGGATAGAGAAAAAGTTACGAAGAGTCTAGCCCAAGCTAGACCAACCTCTCTAGCTAAAAGATTGGCTAGTATAGAACAAAAAAATCCCGGATATGTTAGGATGTATAGTCGTATCTTAACGGCCCGTCCTCAAAGTACGGCAGATATCATAGCATCAACTCTTAATAGATTTGGATTACCATATTTAGAACAAGATGTTACTGGAGTTAGTCAAGGACTAGGAACAAATATAGCAAAAGCTAAAGCCGCTGATGTTGCAAGAGCTGAAAAATTAATCGATGATAATGAAGAAAATATTAGAGCAACAATGGCTGCTGGTAAAAGTACTTTTCGTTATGGCGAAGTTCCAGAACTCAAAGGATCAGCAGAAGAAAAATTTGGACAATCTAATATTGAAGGAGGCTTGTTAGAAGCGGCATTGTCACAATTATTGGGCTATAATATAAATGTTGATGCTTTACAAAGAAATAGGGCGATTGATTTTCCACAGGGACTAGGCAGAGGTGCTCAACTTTTTGGATTACCTCCTAATATCGAAACAGAAGTAAAAAGAACTTTGGACGGAGACAGTTTTTCAAAAGCCAGAGAAGAATTTAGTAGATACTTTAAAGAAAATCCACAAGCCTTTGCTAAAGGAGGAACAGCAACATTTGGTTCTGGAGCATTTAAATTCCCCAAAAGAATAAGTAATGCTTATGTTCGGGAAATGGAAAAATTATTAGAACAAGAACAAATGGAAAAGGTTTTTTCAACGTATCCTGGTAATGAAAGAATGGTTGTGGACGAGGAGGCTGTGAAAAAAGGATATGAATCTCCTTTTACTAGAGAACTATTCATAAATTCGTTTAAGGATAAAATAAATAGAAATACAGTTTTTGAAAGAATGGGGCAATTTGCGCGAGTTATAGGATTGCCACCCACCGATCTTTTATCTGCAATACCAACTCAATTAGACTTTGGTGTTAATTATCCTGCTACAGCATTATTTAGCAAGGATCCTTCTGGCCCAGGAACCAGGGGACTACAAGGAGTGGATCTGACACCATATGGTTATACTGAACAAGATAAACAAGATTTATTCGGATATACTAAACTAATAGAAGAAAAAAAGAAACAAATATTAAAAACAATTAAAACTCCTGTTACAACATATGAAGATGGTAGTTTTAGCTATGATACGGCTCTAGCAGAAAAACTAAGAGCAGAATTAGACGATTTACAAAAACAACAAAGATCTCTTATTGATAAAAACAATGCGGCTATTAAAGCTGCAAAAGAATCTAGATTACAATCCGCAAATCAGAGTGGTCGTGGTAGCGTTGGTATAGCTACTAATCCGTTCAATACAAGTCAACGTCAAGACTATAGTATTTTATATCATGAATTAACTCATCAACTTTTTAATAGTCTTAGAACTAAAAATGCTCAATCATTTGAAGCATACAGAGCAAAAGTTGCTAGTTTATTTGATGGAAATAATGATGATGTGGCAGATGCTTTTGATGCTCTAGTAGGAAATAGCGGATATAATAGTGCTGATGTTGCTTATGGAAGAAGTTATAAACTTAGTGGACTAAGCAGCTTGATGATAGGATCAGCCAAAGAGTCATTTGCAAAATATGTTAATAGTGATCCAGAATATATTCCAGAATTAAGAAAAACTTGGGCAGCAACTAATTCTACAACAACCGCCAAAGCTTTTAAACCACTGAATCCTAAAGTTAATGATATTTTATTAAGAGGTAAAATAAGCCAAGATGTTATAGATAAATATGAAGATAATGGTAAAGAAGAATTTTTAACAACATTAATACAAAAATTACCATTATTAGATGAAAATTTAAGTGGAATTTTGGATAGTACTCTAAATGACTTATTGGGAGGTGCTGGAATAAGTAGACAAAAATTTGCTACAGGTGGACCAGTAACAGATATTAAAGAATTACTTTTTGGAAAGAAAAAATCCAAACCATCTCCTGAAGAATTACTAGCTCAATATAAAAAAGTTTTATCAAGTATTTTACCAAAAGAAATGTTGACCGAAGATGGCTTATTGAAAACCCCCACAGGGCAAGGCGAAAAGATAAATATTTCCACAGTCGGACAACAGGCTTATTACTCCGGAGCATTACCTTTCAAGGCCATGCGATATCAGATAGAGCAAGCCAAGCCGCTTATATCTAAGCAGGAATATTCTATACTTAAAGATTTTATTGATCAAAATATAATATTCGAAACTTATGATACTCCGGATACAATAGAAGTCGGAGGTGCTAAACATAAAGGCGTCTTAGCACACGAAACATTTCATGATATTCAAGGATATCTATATGATTACTATCCAGAAATTATGGGTAAATTATTTGCTTCTATAGAAAAACAAAAAGATTCAATTCAAGAATGGTATGAAAATCCTGACAATAAAAAATGGACCGGTCCAGGAAATTATCAATTAACCGATATTTTACCAAATTTGACAGACAGAACCCTTGGCGAACAGAGAAACATCGGGAAAAATATGGCGGTATCTGGTTTTACAACTTTACAAAAAGCTAAAGTTGATCCAAGCAGAAATTCTTTAAGGGCTTTGGGTAGAGGTAGTTTTGATGTTGGAAGAAACGAAGCTATACCGGTTCTGCTTGGCGCAGCATCCGAGGGGAGCACATCAGCTGCTAAAATTTTAGAACAAATATTTGCGGATACTGGATTAAAATCAGACTTTTATCAAACATTACCAAGATTCGCTAGTGGCGGTACTGTTCCAGCATTGGTAAGTAATGGAGAGGCTTACGTGCCTCCTAAGCTTGCTAAACGTATTGGATACGGAACACTAGGCCGAATGAATCAAGCTGATAAAAATGGTATGGGTCGTTTCAACTCTGGTGGGATTAGCATATTTAAAGGCCCGGGAAGTGGTACTAGTGATAGTATACCAACAAATTTACCAGTAGGAAGTTTTATAATAAGAGAAAAAGCTACCAAAGCACTAGGTTTAAATAGTGGTGGTATTGTTGGAATAAGAAGATTTAAAGACGGTGATAAGGTTTCTTATGGAAGAAAAGACACAACTGGTATTCGGACGCTCATGCCTGATCTTGGATTTCTAAAGACAAGTGCAATATTATTAGTAGATAGCTTTAGAACTACAGAACAAATGATAAGTAATAGCTATTCAGCCTGGCAAGAGATAGACAAAGTGGCTCCGATTTTAGCAAAGACTTTAGATAGATATCATAGTACTATCGATGCAACATTAGACGATGCTAGTTTGATGGTGCAAAGCTACCGCGCAGTAGTCGTGTCTTTGGCTAAACAAGGAAAAACAACGGCAGAAGTTGATGCTATAATGACTCATTATATTGATGCTCTAAATAAAGCAATAGATACATATCAAAATCCTGCTCCTATAGAGCCTCCAAAATCAACAACAACATATACAGTTACTCCACCACGCCCTCGTCGCAGAAACAGATCTTCTTTATCACCAACCCCACCTCCCGTACCCAAATCTGCCGAGCAAAAACTAGCAGCAGTAGAAAACGAAGCAATTGCTCAAAGAATAGAGTCAAAAGAAAGAATCAAATCAGAATATGACCCATTATACAGAGCAGCATCGTCCAGAGAAGATAAGCAAGCGATACAAGATGAAGCTAGGCTAAAATTTCAAGCTGTTGATGCTACCATACAGGCCAATAAAGCTGCTCAACAACAAATAATACTACAAGAACTATTAGCTCAAAGAGCTAAAGAAGCTAATCAATCCACAGAAGAATATATATCTGGGTTACAACAAGAAATTGATACTAGATCAATCAATATTATGGAGCAAGATTTTAGCAATGTACTAGGACCAGAGGTGCCGTCCACACAAGAAGCAAGACAACAAGCACTTAGCGAGACTATTAGATCTAGAGGACTACAAGCATTTGATGTGACTGATCTAGGACAAGGCACCAATATAAAAGATATAATATCACAAATTTCCGAAACAAAAAATAAGGCCCAGGCTGCTGCCACAGCGAACGATTATTTGGCTTTGAGAGCAAGACTAGCCGGACAAAGTCTTGAGGAATATTCTCAGTCATTATCTGATCAGGCTTTAAATTTAGCTGAACAATTTAAGAATAATCTTCCTAGAGCTTTAGATAGTTTTCAAGAACAATTATTTGATGCTAAACAAAGTCTTGAAAATATAAGCGCTAGAGAAGCAAAAGGAGAATATGCTAATCAAGAAGGACAAGAGAGAAAAGCTATAGATATTTCACAACTAGAAGAAAGTATAGGAGATACTCTTGAAAATATTCTAGGAGAAAATTTTGCTGGTGATAGTAATAAAATACTAAAAGATATTATGGATCAGTTAAAACAGGGGGCTACTCCAACACAAGCTTTTAATGTTCAAAGTTTAACTGATGCTATAAAGAATATATCAACCGATGAAGCAATTGTATCCAGAGCAGCGACAATGATTGCTGCTCAAAATAAGATACAACCAGAACAAATTAAAGGAGCCACAGGAGAAGCATTAAAATCCAGAGGAGAAACTCAACAACTATTTAAGGAAATCGATAAAATATCTGCAAAATTTAGTAAATTTGGTTTAGCTATAGGAGCTGCTGGTAGTGTTATAGCTAAATTTATAGATGCAACAGAAAGCAGAAACGCAGCAATGGCAGCAGCAGCAATTTCTAGTGGAACATCCACAGCCTCAACATTAGCGGTTGGTATTGGCCAAAGTCTTCAAACATTAAAAGAATTATCTACTTCTACTATATTTAGTGGTACAGGAATAGGAAAATTAGCAGGATCAGTTTTGCCTGGACTAACAAAAGTATTAACTGGACCATTTGGAATAGCAGCAACCGCCGCTATAAGTTTAGCAGCAGCATTTAAAGATGCTTATAATGCGGCACGAGAATTTGATAAAGAATTAGCTAGTAAAAAACTACAAACAAGCTTGGATAGAATATCTATACTATTTGATGAATTTAGTAAAGATATGACTAAGTTAAGTATTCTAAAAGATATAACAGATCAAATAAATGTTGGAATATCTGCTGCTATGGCAAGACTAAAGATTGATACGGAAGTACCGGCTATGTTTTGGACAAATATTATAGATGCAATGGCTTTTTCTGGATCAGAAGCAACACAAAGAAGCATGATTTTACAACAACAAGGAGTTGGAGCATATTTGCAATCTACTACACTTGGTAATGCTCCAATAGGAATGACTGCTAATGCTCTTGCTCTTGGAATACCAGATGCTATTTTTAAAGCATTGAGTGGATCAAGCATGTATGATACTAAAATATTCAGCAATAGGTCAGCTAATGAACAAGCAGCTCTAAATAGACAATCAAATATGTTTGCTTTAGCCCCTGGATTGGCACAACAGCAATCAGCAATGTTTAAGCCATTAGCAGATAATATATTTAGAGTTTTTGAACAGCAAATGAGAAGTGGTCAAAAATCAGAAGATGAAATATTAGCCTCTATAAAAGACGCTAATGGTAATGTTTCACAATTTGCTGACACTATCGCAAGATCAAATCCTATCGTAGCACAACAAATTATAGAAACCCAAGCTAGAGCAGATTTAGATGATGACCAGAGAAAAAAAATAATAGATGGAATAATAGCAAGAGAAGCGGAAAAACAAATCATATTAAATAACGCTAGAGTTGCTAGAGAAATAGAATTTGAAAAATTAAATAAGGGCGTTAATACGTTTGTTAATAGTATGGAAAGAATATATTCTAATATGGAGATGTCAATAAATAAGGCATCTTTCAAAATTCAACAACTATCTAATAGCGCTGAATTAGCTACTGCTTCTTTAAATGGCAATGCTAAAGCTGGACAGGTTAACTTAAAAGCCATTAATGTACTACAAAACAGAGGTGTATACTCCCAAGAAGAACAAGATAAGGCTGTAAATTTTGCTGGTTCATTTTTTGGATCAGCGAGCCAACCAATATCATCAATTCTTAATATTGGTGCTGGTCAACTAGAAGATACTATCTTACAAACAATTAATAGAACACGTAAAGAAGATCCAAATGCAACTAATGAAAAAGTGTTAGCTAGAATTAGATCTAATTTAGATAAACAATTAAGAGATCTACAAATTCCTGATAGTTTAGTTCCATCTTTTAGTAAACAAATTCAGAGCGCTCTCAAAGATATTAGCACTAAAGGAGATTTAGACCAAGTTAATTTTGATGAAATAGCAGAAAAAGTTCCAGGCTTAACAAAACAAATAGAAGCTGCTAAACGAGCACAGGAAAGTGCTGTTAGGGCTATGGAATTCTATCAGAATGCAGTAAATGAATATGCTAATGCTATGAATACTATGATAGATCTTCAGTTAGAAGCAAATCAGGCTTTTAATAAAGCATCAGATATTATTACTTCATCAAATAATGAATTATCTAAAGTGTTTGGAAGAGAAATTAGTTTAAGAGAAACCTTGACACAAACATTAGATAAAGCACGAAGACAAACAGGAGGAGAAACAGATCCTGTTAGAATATCTAGAAATATTCAAAATTTAGAAAATTCTAGACAAACATTACAACAAGCCTCGGATTCTGCCGCAGCAAAAGGACCGTCAGCAGAGGATGAATTTAAGACTATGCAAGATAGACTTCGTAATAATAATTTAGCATTACGACAAAATTTTGATGCGCTTAAAAATCTAGCCGAAAGTAGTGAGATAGCTAGTGCTGCATTAGCTAAAATACAAGAAATTCAAGCAAAAAGGCAGTCAGGCGCTAATTTAATAGAAAAAATTGTAACATCAAATTCCGAAGAGCTTAATAAATTCAATAGTTCTTTGAACAGATTAGATAATAATATGAGAGGTATTGTAAATCGCGGAACAACCGCTGAACAAAGATCAGAGAGTTTACAATCTTTTAATATGATAGCCCCCTTATTGGGAGAAGGAGCTAAACAAAATGAATTAAGAGCTAATGTACTAGAAAGTATGTTGCTTGAAAGTGGACAGGGCGTTACCCCAATGTTTGCACAAGTTTTGGATAGTTTACGAAATCCGGAAGGTGATCCGGAGATGCAAGAAGCTATTAGTGTTTATAAGCAAGGAGTTAGCCTACAAGCTAGCGCAAATGCTAGATTAGGCGAAATCAAAGAATTAATGTCAGAAAATACAGCAAAAAATGCTGCTGAAAAATTAAAAGTTGCACTTCAAGAAACTAAATTTACATTTGAAGAGAAAATATTGAATGATATTAGATTAGAAATTATTAATTTAAAAAATTTAGTAGCAAATAATCAAAAAGCATCAGGATTTGCTACCGGAGGTATCGTTTATGCCAGTAATGGAGCATCCATAGACTTTGCTCCAAAAGGTACGGACACCGTACCGGCTATGTTAACTCCTGGAGAATTTGTTGTTAATAGAGCTTCGACTAGACGTAATTTACCATTATTACAAAGTATTAATAGTAGTCGAGGAGGAAAGATTAATTATCTACAAGATGGTGGTATTGTACCTGGAGAGAATTGGACAACACCAGATAAACAAAAATTATATCAATCATCAGAACGAGACAAAACCGAGCTACAAACATCAAAATCTTATCCAGAAGTTAAAAAAGAACCAAAAGCAGACGACCAAAAAGAACTTCTATTAACTCCCGCCAGAGCATATAAAAAATATACACAAGATATTGAGTTTCCAGCAGAGAGAAATTGGTTTACACAAAAAATAATTAAAAAACCAGTACCAAATAGTAATTTTAACATAGTTCCCGGATCTTCTTATGTTGGTAATAGTATAGATGTTAATGATAAAAACTCCTATATGTATAATGGTTTAGGAGCTGAAAGAATAATCAAATCGTTATTAGATACATCCAAATTTTTGTCTAGTGATGAAAAACCGATAACAAAACAGCAATTAGAAAAAAATAAACCTATTTATAAAAATATATTAAATTTAATTGATAAAAATATATTGGATAAGGATATTACCACTCAAGATAAATTTATTCCAAGAATTAAAGACAGTGTCCTTGATATAAAAATACCACGAGCTTTTTTTGGGTATCCGAATTCCGAAGCGTCTATAGACAATTTAGCTGTTAGTGATTCAACTAAAAAATATCTTTTAAGCAAAGATAAAATTTCGGAGTCAGCGGCATATCCAATTAATCTTAGTCGAATGCCTCAAGGAGTATTCTCAAATACCGGAGGTGGGGTAAAAATTGAGAATCTTACAGATTATAAATCGGCAGGAGGCTCAGGCGGTTTACTATCTGACTATTCGCAGGCTTTTGCGGACTTATCCATTACAAAACAAAACTATGCTAATTTAGAACGAGTCATTGAAAATATGGATAAAGAAAAATTTGTAGCATCTTCAAAATTTCAAAATAAAAAAACAATTATAAGTTTACTAGAAGATTTTGCAAATAAAAAATTATTCTCTATAGAATTAGGGGATGAAGATGAAAATATTTTAGATGGACAAAAAGCTAAGGGCAAACTATTACCTTTAACTTTATATAATATTGGAGCAAATCAATGGCAAAATCAAATAGATAAATTCAAAACTAAATTAGAAAAATCAAAGAATAATGGAAATAATTTGGCAGATTTGTTGCCTATAAATGATGATTTTAAAGCTGATACAGATAATTTTATTGATTTGATAGATCTAAAAACAGGAAATAGAATTGATTCGTATCCGTGGCTATCTAAAGACTTTAATGTTACTGATATCACTCATGAAAATTTTGTATCATCTGGTAAATCACAATTCGGACCCAAGCCTCAAAAACTATTTGATACTTTAAGTCCACCTATAGAATACGGAAAAGAAAAAGATTTAGCGCCTTGGTTTTTTTACAGAAAAATCACAAGAGGCACAAGATACGATACATCAAAAAGACAATTTGTTGGAGAACCAATTAATTATTATGTTATAGATAAACAAGATAATAATAGATCTCCTTTTGGAGAAATGTCACAAGATAAGTTATTTATTCCAGAAAATCAATGGCAAAATTTTAATAATCAATTAAAAAATAATACTAATCAATATGATAATAAAACTGGAAAATTAATAGGAGCCGAAAAAACTTTCAAATACATGTTTGCTGATCCTATGGGTGGTTTTGATAGTGTTGAATCTGAGTTAGGCAATCAATATAAGTCGGTATTACAAGATTTTGTTCCGTATATTGTTCCGTCTGTAGTAACAGATATGGAGGTCGATGCTCTAAAGTTTAAAGAAAATCTAAAAGATAGAGCAGCAGAAGTATTTAAGAATGAAGCTGTAGATACTGCTAAAACCAAACCTAAAATAAAACTAGAAACAGGAGATGCTTTTACAAATGCTAAAAAAGTTGGTATTGCACGAGCAGTTTATGATATTGGTAAAAAAGCAATCGGGATCAAATCTGCTAAACCAGCTAAACTAGAAGATGTTCGCTCTATAATTAGAGAACTTAATGATAATGAAACTAAATTATCTAAAGATTTATCAAAAACAGTTCCTGATCAAAGATTAACTAATCCAGAATGGTTAAAAAATTATGCTTATAGAGCATTTTTTGTAGAATTATATAAAGGAACTTATAAAGGTACTGATCTTGATACTCCTCAATTTCTTAAAGGATTAGGATTACCAATTAATAATAAGTATTTTACAGATCCTAAAAAATCTCCACAGATTCCTGTTCCTGGATTTAAAGATAAAAAAGAAGCAGCCTATGTTGATTATTTGGATCCAAAATCTGCTGAAGGTCCAATCAAAAATATTATTAATAGAGAAATAGCATTAAAAAGCGGAACAGCTTTTGCCGGAACACTAAGTGATGAAGATAAAGAAAAACTTAAGATTAGTGGTTCACAGGCTAGAATTTATGAAGATGGTGGGGACACTCTTCTTCAAGGCGACAAGGAACTTGTTCCTCAGTCGTATAAAGATGTGATGGATATAGGTTTAAATCCACGAAATGTATTTGCTACCCCAACTTTTAGAAGTGAAAAATACTTAAGCGTTTTGGAAGAACTATATAAGAAAGGAACGGATCAAAATGGAAATCTTGTATTTGATTACGGAGATCCCACAGCGCTCACAGCTGCTAAAAGTATTGATATCTTAAAAGAGTGGTATACTGATTATCAGGATAAATATTTAAACTTAGGAGCAGATTTTGCAAAATCTCAAGAAGAACTATCACAACCATTCAATAAAAATAATTTTGATGGTTTTAGAAGACTAACAGCTCAACCAGCACATGCTTTTTTAACAGGAAATAAATACGGGGTATTACCGGACAGCGAGCGATTATTCGATCAATTACAATTAGAGATCGAGGAACCTATTAATAAAGCAAGAGGCGGATTGATTTATGCTAGTACTGGTAGGCTGATAAATTTTCAACCAAAAGGAACAGACACTGTTCCGGCCATGTTAACGCCTGGTGAATTTGTGATTAATAGGGCCGCAACAAAAGCTAATCTACCATTACTCAAAGCCATAAACTCTGGCAGTAAAGGCTATAGTAAGGGCGGGATTATTTATGCGGCTGGCGGAATGCATTTAGATACAGATATGACTTCTGATAGTTCTCGTAGAGATAATCGGCCCAGCCCCATATCTCCCACTCTCGAAGAAATAGCTCCCGGTGTTTATACTGTCGATCCTAGTATTTGGAAATCTGATGCACCCAGATCAATGAGAAATATTAATCTAGAAGATTTGGAAAGAAATAAGTTTAGTCAAGATGACACAATACCATATACCAATGTTACATGGGCTGAACTAGCCTATGCTGTCGAAGAAACCAGAAGAAGACAAGATAGGCAAAAGGCTAGAGAAAATAGTACTCTTACAGCCTTTGGTATATCTGCTGGAGAATCTACAGTTGCTCATTTAGCCGCTTCGCAAGCAGCTGGTGCCGCATCAACAGCATTGTCTCCTATGGCTGCTGCTCCCCCGTGGGGGACAGTAGCTTATGCTTTAGCTATACCAATAGTATATGGCGCAACATATGCTGCTACAAGTTTTGGAATGGGCAAATTAGAAGAAGCCATTGGCGTTAAAGAAAGATTTGATGAAATTAAAGAAGCTAATCCATATGCTACAACAGCAGGATCTATAGTTCCCATGGGTGCTAGTTTAGCTCAAGCTGGTTATCGAGCTGGTGTTTCTGGAATTGTTAGAGAGGCACAGACTCTTACATCAAAGAGAGCATGGACAGATAGGGCTGTAGCAGCCATAGCTTCTGGAGCATCAGATGCCGGTGTTCAGGTATTGACTAATGCTGGCGAGATGATAGTTACTAGCCCCGACGATCCTCATGTGCCAAAAAGCTTGTGGGAGCTTAATACAAATCAAATACTCGCTGCTATGGTCGGTGGCGCCACTTTTGGTCGTGCTCAAATACGAGAAGCTAGAACCAAATGGGCTGAAAAAATCATCCAGGATCGAATATCACAAAGAATGCCAGCATCCGGCAGAGGCGGCACTGGAGCATTTGGCTATGGTCAAAGACAATTTACAGCAGAAGATGTGACACAATTTGAAAAAGCAGCTCAACTATTGATTGGTGACGACGTTATTAATCGTGACATGTTGCGCATGGCCGGAATTGATGGAGAAGATTTAAAGGTATTTAGTGCCATTAGAGCATCCCGAGAAAATAATTTTCCAGAACAGTATACCAATACTCAACAAGGAGAAACTCCAACACTTTCTAAACGAACTATTAGTGGTGGATCAGAGGGGATATCCCCTAGAACGGGTTTACCCGGCGCTATACCAGAGAATATGGATGCTAGAAGACCGGGTTGGGGAAATCAAGGACTTGGATATTATACTCAGGAAGATGTTAGAAGAATTATAGCATATTTACAAGGTAATGTTGTAGCAGAATTACAATCGGGTAAAACTTTAGACCAGGTTCTTAGTAATGTTAGTGTTTTGAGCAACACTCTAAGTCCAGAGGCAAAATTATTAGTTCAAAAAGCTAGCAAAAATTTTGAAAATCAACCAGTATCTCAAGAGTTATTAGATAAATTAAATGCGAATATATCTAAATTTGCTCCAGCAGAACCTTTAATTCCTCCAGGCACAATACAAGAGCAAGCATTAAATACATATCTAGAAAAATATCGTCGTGTTCAGATCGAAGATCCATTGGTTGGTGCTGCTATGCCAACCATGGAACAAGTTGCTCCTGTTAGAGTCGCCTACCCCAATAAGATAGACCCAAAACAAACCAGAGATATGTTGGGTTTTCGTGGTATTAGTGGAGAAATTCAACCATCTGGTTTAGATATTGCATTTAGTGATCCAAATGCATTTATTAAAATGCAAGAAACAACACTTCAGACTTTATTGAACGCTGCTCATCAAGGAGATCAAGCAGTTGCTGGTTTCGCTACGGGTGTGCATAATACTATGATGACTGCAGTAAAGAAATACTTGCATGATATGGATATGAAATCAGAAAATGTTCAACATCATCAAGCTGGTGGATTAATATATGCTAATAATGGTAGACTAATTAATTTTAAACCAAGAGGTACTGATACTGTTCCGGCTATGTTGACACCTGGTGAATTTGTAGTTAATAGGGATTCAACTCAAAAATATAAGCCTGTTCTTGAAGCTATTAATAATGGTAATTATAGCAGAGGTGGAATAGTTAATTATTTAAATAAAGGTGGATATATTCCAGAATATAAATTTATTGGAGGCTTAATGGGGTCCGCAGGCTCTGCTACTCCATCTTTTGATTTTACCAAATATTTAAATAGTCTAGTAGGAGCCGTTAGTAGTAGTATAACAGAAGCTTTTGATAAAGCACTGTCTGGTCTAAAACAACCAAACAATGCTGGTGGTGGTGTATCTAATAATGGGGCTGATCTTGCTAGTATTGATAATTTTGTTAATAGATTAAATAATATTGCTAATATACTTAGTAATATTTATATACCACCACAAATTACTATAACAGGAAAACACGATGTTGTTGTCACAATTAATGGAGATACAGTATTGAATCAATTACGACCAGATATAGCCGGAATAGTTATATCTGCCATCCGAGGCGCGTTTGCGGATCTTAAAGCAAAAAATCCACAAAACGATACTATAGATTTTAATATAGATATAGATCCTAGAAGATTCACATAATATGAATAAAATAACTAAAATATTTAATAATATAGGTTTTTATTGCTCTATTAATCAAAATATTATTGTTCCCAATAAAGCCATAGCAGGCTATAAATTATTAGAACAAGATAGTATTGGATATTTTATACCATATTTAATTCGAAATATCAAAGATGGATATAAATGGGAAATTGGAGTTGGCGAAGTTCAATTTGTTGATAGCTTATTAAATATTAAAAAAATTGAAATATCTAGCTCATCAAATAATAATAAGTCAGTAATATTTACTGGCAATGAAAATGAATTCTATCTCTTTGTAAATAATACTAATTTTAATACTAGTTTTAATAATGTTATTCTTAAAAATGATCATTTTACTATTGATAATGTAACAAGCATTTATTTGGTAGATAACAACGATAAAAATATTGATTGTGTATTACCTCAATCTAACAATGCTAGAAATGTAGTTGTCGATATTAAACCCATCTCGTCTGCTCATAATGTAATTATTAGAAATAATGATGGTTCAATTTTTGAGTCAACAAAAAATTCAACCAGGCTAGTTTGCGATGGACAAACTTGGTATATATTAAATGAGAACGATCACTATGATTATGCTTTGTTGTCTAATCCAACTTTTTCTGCTCAAAGCAATCCTGGCGGAGCAGCATATTCTTTTCAATATAATGATGGATCGAATGGACTACTAGGATCAGAAGCATATTGGAGTTCTGGCGATACTAATAAGCTACTATTAGGATCTAGTTCAGAGTCTCTGGCCCATACTGTTATACCAACTTCTGGTTCAGCAGATACAATATTTAATCAAGATTATCAAGCTAGCGATTTTATAGTATACGGTAGTGGACAACCATATAGAAATTTATTTTTTAGTTATGATGGTAGAGTTGGTATTAATATTCCATCTGGGTCCAGACCTCAAACTATTTTTCATGTTGTAAATTATAGTTGTAGCGAAATACTAAGATTAGAAAATAGAACAAGCTGCCAACCAGCTAAACTAACTCTTTATCACAAGCCATCATCATCTCTGTCCGATAATACAATATGCTCCATATTAAATTTGGCTGGTAAAGATTCTAACAATGTTCAAACAGACTATGCTCTGGTTAGGGGCTTGGCTTCTAGTCCAACAAACAGATATGGTGGTTTGGTATTAAGCGTTGCTTCTGGAAATAATCAACAAAATATAGTTTCTGGAGATTTAAGTAATATTAATATTGGATATAATAATAGTAAGCAACTTAATATTAATAATAATGGAAATATATCATTATCTGGATCCAATATTGAAGCTAAAGCAGCATCATCAGCCATTATTGGAACACCCAACACATATATAAATCTTAATAACAGTACAGATAATATAACATTTAATTTTAATACACTGTTCTTTGGTTCTGGATCTGTAACTAGTAATGGATTAGTATCAGCTAATAATATATCAGCAAACACAATAACATTACCAAATATTGCTAGTAGTAGTATATTGGTATTATCTAATAATAAAACTATTGTACCATTAGATGGAATAACAATAAATAGTGGTAATAATGGTTTTATTTTTAATAATATTTCTGGTAATAAATTTTTAACCACAGATATTAACAATAATGTTGTTGGCGTTTATGATACAGACGACTATTTCTTAACAGAAAAAGATATTGTATGGAACAAATATCAACGCAGATCATGCACAATATGTTTAAAACAAGTAATTTTTGATGATAGTGTTCCATCAGAAGAATTTAGTATTGGCGATCAAGTAGAAATTATTAATGGAAATAATACTATATATAGAACTATTACCGATATGGTAATGGATCAAAATAGTATCTCAGAATTAATTCTAAACCAAAATGTAACAAGTAATAGTGTTGATAGCTTATCAGTTTTTTCCATATCAAAGGGTGGCTATTTAACAATACAAAAGAGTACCACAGATATAGATTCCGACTCAACATCTATTAGGCTTAGTATTAGACCTAATTTTGAAACAATTTTTAATACAGCACAAAAAAATATTGATTTTAGTATATATGGTACGGATACCATACCGGCTTTTAAAGTATATGCTAATGTTGGCTCAAAAACACAAATATCTGGAATATATTATAATTATGCTACTGAAAATAATACAATAGCATCCATACCAGTTAATATTGGTGGTAGCGGAATAAATAATAACTTTAGTTCTGCTAATTTTAAATATAATAGTAGTAATAATGTTTTTAGTGGTATAGTATCATCTGTTGGAACCAATGGTATTAGTAGTCATTATGGAACATATGACCAAAATGGAAACGTTGCAGAGTGGCTAGAGCCAGATCCTATTGATTCTAATAATTCTATTCAATATGCTGCTGGTGGATCAACAGAAACACATGATCCAATATATCTAAAAAGTATTGAACCCGCAGTTATAACTAGTGGGTATAATCATATAGGATTTAGAATCGCCAGCGTATCCAATATAACAGATAGTTCACCAATAGGATCTATTCTAAATTTTAGTTTTCAAACAATTAACGACGCATATAACATTGCGGACACAGATAGTCTATATCTTAGGTCATCTGAAGAATCGTATGACACAGAAAATATATTCAATTTAGGATATGTTGATAGAAACTATAGAATTAGTACATACGAAACAACTAATGCTCAATATGCTAGATATCTTAATGCTGTTGCCACAGGAATAAATTATACTAGTAGTGGATTGTATGATACTAGGATGGATACTGAAGATAGCGGCGGTATACTTAGAAATACTAATGGTTCTTCATATTCTTATACTACAAAATTGAACATGGCTAATAAGCCAGTAAATTTTATTAGTTATATTAATGCTATAAAATTTGTTAATTGGCTACATAACGGAACTCCTTCTGGTATAGATTTTGCTGATAAATTAATTGATGAAATTTTGGACGATGGTGCATATAGTTTACTAAGAGAAAATAATAGTTATTTAATAACACATAATAGTAATAAGAAGTATTTCTTACCCAATATTCATCAGTGGCATAAAGCAGCATATTTTCAACCAGTACCAGCCGTACTTGTTTCTGGCAAACCGGTTGTGACCATAAATACAGACACTCCATATATTGTTGCAACAGAAAAGATAACTACTACTCAATCTCAAAATACTAACTCAACAGTTGTTCCCAAACAACTTTTGGCGGATCTAACAGTAAGTGGTTGGCTAGTTGTTGATAAACTTATAGTGAGAGACGGAACAATTGCTTCTTCACTGAGCGATATTGGATTTGAGCCAGAAGTACCAACTGAAGAAACTATTAGTGGACAAACAATTGTAGATGGAGATCCACCACCACAACAAAATGAAACAGGTGGATCTAACAGCAATGTGTATTGGTCAAACTCAACAGCTTCTGTTAGAAAAGATGGAGTATATGGTGAAACAGAGCCTCCCTATCCACCAAATGGTAATGGAGAATCATTAGATTGTGAAGACCCACTACTTATAGAAACAAATAATATTCCGTACTGGTGTAGACCAAGCGGTATATTTATAGGTCCTTATTTTTATTAATAGGAATTAAATATGTTATGGTATAATATTCTAAATCCACGTAATTGGCCTGGTGTTAATATTCAAACAGGAAATAATAAAATAGATGGAGTATATTATAATCTATTAAGTAGTAATCATGTTAGTTTAGCAGCTAGCGGTAGTATGTTCTTAGCAGCTAACAGCGGCATAAAGTTAATTAGTCGATCTTTTGTAGATACAAGTGGTATTAGAGCAAATACTATTTTGGCAGAAAATTTTGGTAAAATTAATGCTACTGGAGGTATTATTCCATTTTATTCTGGTGTTAATAGTGGAATAGTAATTAAAAAAGATGACTCAACACTAATTTCTACTGATTATATCGTATATAATACTGGTAATTTTCTATCTTTTCCAGGAGGTTCTCCAGGATCGCTATTATATCTTGTTCCTCAATTTATACAAAATGGCGTCGTTGTTCCCACAACTAGAAAAATTGACACATTCGATTATATTAATTTAGTACCTGAATCAACAGATGCTGAAGGAGATATTCTTTTTCCTGCTAGTATAAGTACAAATGTTGCTATACAGGCCAATAGTGGTATTGTGTTAGGACCAAATAATGATCTTGAATCTTATAAAGGATATATATTAACTCATAATGGTTCCGGTAATGTTGCTCAGTGGAAACCAGCCACATATCTAAGGGAAAATTATGATTCACAAGTCCCATATGAGGGATTAGAAGATGTTGGTTTATCGTGGATTAGATTTCCAAGAAGACCGGTATCATTTTTATCTAATAATAGAATAGCATTTTATTTATCTGATAGAACATGGTCTCCATATCCAGCTGTCACAAGTATAGAGCAGATAATTAAGGAGTTCGGTGACGGTTTGGATACTATAAGATTAGAAAATTTGGGTGGGGATGGAGAAGAAAGACAATATATTTTTAGTAAATTCGCCACCACTGATATTTCTCCATTTGCAGAATCTGTTCCGACTGGCTTGGTTATAGGTCCGTATGACTTTACAGATATTTTTGAGTCAACAGAAATTTTTGACCCTATGGAAACTGTTGGCGTCGGACAGTCCCCAACACCTGTTCCTGTTTTAATAGTACACATGTGTCCATCTGATCCATTATTACAAAGCACATTCTTAGATCAGAATGGATTCGCTTTTTCTGTTACAAAAGGCGGCTATTTACCTATGCAGTTGTCTCCGGATGCTATAGATCCACTATTGTGTCCAGATGCTACAAATTTAACTTTTAAACCATCAACATCTAATAATATTAGTATAAGACCAAATATTTTTACTTCATTCAATATGCTTGGAGAAAATATTGATTTCTTAATTTATGGTAAAAAAACTATTCCATATAATAATTATGTTAGTGATATATATGAACTAAATGAAAATTATATTCCTAAAGGTTTAGAACCAGCCTTTAAAGTAGACGCTAATATCGAAAATTCTGTTATAGGATCCCCATCTGGTGTTGTATTTAGTAGATATTTAGATAGAAATAAAACTATTCCATCTGGATGGAGTTTTGATGATAAAGCTAAAATTAGTATAAATACTAGTGGATCATATATTTTATCTAGTATACCAAGTGGAAATTCTACATTATCTACATATGCAGATTTAACAATAAGTGGACACACATATTCTACAACAATAACGACAGAAGACATATATTTAAAACCTGCACCATCTCAAGATAATACAGGAAAATATATTGCTAATGCTTTATTAACTATAGATAGTAATGGAAAAATTGTATCTAGAACACCAAGAACCAATCCAACGGTACCATCTAGACCATTGAATGTTAGAGGGTCTGTTGGTCATTACAATGCCGGTGCCGGTAATTACGAATATTCAATTCAGTGGGATGCTCCAACAAACGATGGAAATAGTAGTATTATTAAGTATCATATTCAATTTTCATTAGACGATGGATCAACTTGGACTAACGCTCAGGATACAGCCCCAAACAGCACGGCCTATATTGATAGAGGAATATCCAATCAACAATCTTGTACTATCAAAAGTGTTGGTAGCAATATTATTTTCAGAGTAGCTGCTCAAAATAAAGTTGGTATCGGATCTTATTCCGAAGCCACATCAATATTTGTAACAAATACAACCGTACCAACTTCTCCCATATCACTATCTGGAACTAGAGAAGTTATAGATACTAATATTTCTCAAATTAATTTATCTTGGGGCGATAGCGCCCAATTAGGACTTGGTGGAGAAGCAGCGTTTTCTGGTTATGTGATAGAAGAATCAGAAGATTATGGTAATACTTGGTACTATTATAATTTACCATCTGGAAATAATTTTATCACAGATACCGACGAGACTATAACAGGCTTATCTAGTAGAAAAGATTATTTATATAGAATTAGTGCATGGAATACCAGCGGGCCTAGCGCATATTCATTTTTATATTCTTCTGGCTTGACCATAATTGAAATTGATCCAGAAGAAGGTGAGGCTGTTATTGATAATAATACTCAAACAGCAGAAGAAATACAAGAAGCAGAAGATATCTTAGGTAATTGGGATTTTGGTGTTATTTTATTCACAGGAGTGTGTAGCATATGAGACTTCAACTTAAAAGAGATGAAACCGGAACAGGTTTTCCAGCACCAGATCAAATAGCTGTTGGAGAATTAGTTATAAACAGTAAAACAGGTAAATTATATACAAAATTAGTGGATGGTTCAATTATGGAATGGATAGGACAAAAAATATGTTTTGAACCTTTACCAATTATATCATTTGAGTATAATAATACTAATATATCTAATATAGATAAATTTTGTTGTGCTGGAGATAATATTATTGTTAAAATAGATAAATTAAAAAGCGAACCTTTTATTTATAATTTTGATTTTATAGAACTAACACAAAATTCTGGATCAGAATTAATATCCATCTCTGATCCGAGATTTGAAGCATATACAGAAACTGTCGATGGAATCACAAGAAATATTAGGAAGGCTGTTATACCAATTAATTTTTCTATAAAAAATACAAACTATAATAATATTAGTATGTTTAAATTTATAGTTAGTGATTCTAATCTAACAACTATTACTGAACAAATAATCACACTTAAATGTTTGGAAGCATCACTATGATAAATATAAAGAATTTTAGTTTATCAGATGGTGAGTCTGGTATATTGCTAGTATTTCCACAAGTACCGCAATCTTTGCCAAATAAAGACATTTATATTATTGATTTTAAAGTTTCATCAGTTTTACCAACATTATCCCCACCGACTGTTTCATTTATTCCGGAAAATCCCGCATATACAATAATAAAAAACAAAAATTTCTCACCAACTGTTAATATTAAAATAAAAGCTAATCATAATTTTGAAACACAGTCATTGATTCAAACTGTTATTAAAGATCAATATAATAATATTATTTATAATGATTATATCTTAGTTATATGTTCTCCAGTTTCAGAATTTAGTTTCAAAGGAAGACTGTTGAGTTGGACAACATCAGAAGGCGTTGGTCCTAATGGTGGATCTATTCTCAGAATGAATGATGCTAATGCTACTGCTTCTTTATTATCTGGAATGATTGTTAAAGGACCTGGAATACCGGAAGATAAAACAGTGTCAATTCGAAGCTTTATTCAGGGTAGTTCGACTGATATTGAATTATCAGAAAATTTAAATGTTTCGTTAAATAATTATTCTGGAACTTATATTTTTTCCAGGTCTTTGACATGTGCAAATAGTGAACAATTAATTAATAAAATTATACAAAATAATTATACTATTCTAAATAAATCAAATAACTGGACGCAAACTTATGACGAACAAGTTATTGTGAAATTTGTTAGATTAGACCTGTTGGATGATGATATTGAGGTCTTTTTACCCTTAAAAAATATTAGTGTTATAGTAGATAAAAATACAGCTGCCCCGATTCCCTCTGTTGCTGATATATATGGTGTTGGTAGAGTAATCAACTCCTCTATTTGCTTAGTAAATATTTCGTAGATGACTTAGGTGTATATTACTTATAATTAAATTACTTTTGAGATATTAATTTATATGATTATTAATAATCAATTTTATATTTTTACATACGCTGGATCTGAACCATTAAACCTAATGGAAATTCCAGAGGAATTCAGCAATAATCCAATATTGTTATCACAATATAACACATTTATACAATCTATAGACTCCATATATGGTAGTCAAAATATAAATGATAATATTCCAGTATTTTGGACTCGTAGGGTTTCCTTAACAGATTCTCTTGGAAATAATAATATCGGCTATCAACCGCACCCCGACTCAACTCTTACACAATTAGATTCAAAAGAATCTTATTATGTCATAGTAAGAAATTTAGATAGTCTACCAATAATTGTTCCCATATTAGGAGATGCCGTAGCAGGATTTACTGATAATAGTCTAGCTCCAATTATAACAGGAATAAATAATATTTCTCTTTCAGCTAATTCTGGTAATAGTATTGTAATAAAACCAGAAATAGGACAGCTTCAACAATATGAAACATATTCGTATGAGTACAAGGGCTTATCTGCAAATTGGCCAATTACCATATCGCCAATATCCGGAATAATTAGGCCATCAACAGATAAGGCTAAATTAAGTTCAGTTTTATCTTTTTGTGCAACTTCTGGTTCCTGTTGTTCTTGTGTAATTGATCCAGATATAATTATGGGCAATATTAAAAATAGATGTCCTAACTTTAATGAGATAGATTTATATAGTACATTCGAATTAGAAATAAAACCAGTATCTTTTAGTGGTATAACTGTTAAGAGTAATCCTATCACAATGGAGTGCAAAGACTGCTTACCAAGAGTACGCATTAATTTACAACAATATAGTCCATCTATAGATCTTACATCCACAAACACTGTCAATGTTTCTTCTGTAATATCTAATTTGGAACCGACACAAAATTATACTTATGAATATGTTGGTATTGGTGGCAATTGGCCAGCTATGTTTATAACACCAATTAGTGGAGTTATAACTTCTTACAGGCCAAATGAAGACTTTACACTAACATCAAGACTAACATTCTGTCCAACAACTGGTCTTTGTCCATCTACGGATTCTTCTGTTTTAGATTATACTGTTGATCCAAAATTTATAGAATCTTATTACACATCTTTTGTTCTAAAAATTACCCCAAACACATGTACGGAGCCATATTATTTATTTCAAAACAGCAGTAGTGTATATAGCACGCCACTAACAATATATTGTAATGATTGCTTATAAGGTTTTTAATTATGAAAAAAAATAATAACTTTAATCTATCTATTCCAGTTAGTGGATTAATAAAAAGAGAAGATTATAGATACGATATAGTCGGACTTGGTGGGAATTGGCCCGTTATAGCGTTGCCTCCTAGCGGTTCTTTTACAGCAACAAGTAAAACTAGAAATATAGATACTACTATTATATTTTTACCCACAACAGGATCATCTCACAATCAAAACTATTTAGATTATGATCTATTAACTTGTGGGTATCAAACAGACGAAGTATTCACGAATATATCTGCCAAAGTCACTAGTTTGGGAGATGGGTCAATTATTCAATCTCCGGTTCAACTTGTTAAATGCTCGGGATGCGTTTATCAAATGGGTGTTGATATTTCTGGATGTGGCAGTCAAAACTGCGAAACTATTCCTAGTAAAATTACTTTAACGTCATCTAATATAGTTAGTATTACTGGGATAGCTAGTGGATTATTACCTAATGCGAAATATAATTATAGTTTTACATGTAATGATAGTAATTGGCCTAGCATATTAAAACCCATTAGCGGATCATTTATTGCGTCACAAGATGGAACAGAAACTATAGTTAGCAAATTAATGTTTTGCTATCCTTCCGGAAATTGTCCCAGCGGAACATCGAATTTATTACCATATACTCTTGATAGTATGGCTGAGAAAGATTTTAATAATAAAAAACTTCATACGAATTTAACACTGAGTATACTATCGGAGTGTGGTGATTTAGCAACTAGTAAAGAGACCGCTATAGAATGCGATAATTGTCTACCATGTGTTAGATACGCTAATATTGTTTTTAGTGGATCTCCATTAATAACGCTAGAACCAGGATGTTGTCAAGGTCAAAAATTTATGAGCGTTAATGTTAGTAATGCTATTCCTGGAGAAAAATATACTTATAATTTTGATAGTATTCCTTCTAGCGGCACACAGTTTTTAACATTTAGCCCAAGTAGTGGGGAGATTTATTTTGGGAGTGGCGGATATGGAAAAATAAATACTGTAATGAGTACCAATCTTACTGATTATGCTCAAACTTTATTAACTGTTGAACTGATTCATACAAATACAAATATAAAGGTTCATGACACTGTTGGATTAGCTTGTAGAAGTGATTCGTGCGATTGACCAACTAAGGACTAAGATATGACAGATATTTTTGTTTCTACAGATGTTATTCCAATTCAATTAAATAATTTATTAATATGTCACGAGTATCTTGTAACCTATAAAATACACTACGCTCAAAATCAATATAATGCTAATTTAGATAAATATTCTTTTAATTTTAGAGCAGCTAGTTCTGTTAAAAATGCCTTTGTTTTACTCACTAAAGATACGAGAATTAGCAATCTATTATTAGAAGTTAATGTTTTTGATATTAATGAAAATAATAGTTTAACTTATAGTAATTTTATTAAATGTCCAGATTATAATAGTTGTGATCCTCCTATACCTACTCCCACACCAACAGTAACAGTAACTCCTTCTGTAACCCCAACTGTTACTCCTAGTTATATACCTCCATCACAAACACCAACACCAAGTATAACACCAACCAAAACTCCAACAAGAACTTTAACACCAACACCAACTGTAACTTCAACCAGCTTAGGTAGTAGGCAATGGAGTGCTGTGGCTAGCAGTGCCGACGGTAATTCATTGGTGGCAGTAGCATCATTTGGCAATATTTATACTAGCACAAATGGTGGCTTATCATGGACACCTAGAAATAATATTGATTCATGGAACAGTGTGTCTATGAGCGCGGATGGGACTAAAATAGTAGCATCAACAAGTCTTGATAATAATGATATTTATATAAGTAGTGATAGCGGTATTACTTGGACAAATAAAAGTATCTCGGAAGGATTTGGTATTACTGATGTTTATATTAGCAAAGATGGTGGGTATATTATGGTTGCTATTGAGAATGGTAGAATTTTAATTAGTGATGATTTTGGCGATAATTGGTCAACTATGTCTATATCCAGAGCCTGGACTTTTGTAGCAAGCGATTCTGATGGTAGCATAATACTAGGGGGTGAAACTACTGGTAACAAGATATATAAGAGTATAAATTTTGGTGTTAATTCTTCTGCAATTATAAGTCTACCAGATGGTTCTTGGCAAGAAGCAACCATTAGTGATAATGGAAGCAAAATGGCTGTTGTTGGAATCAATACAAATATTTATACAAGCACAGACACTGGAGCTAGTTGGACAGCAAGAGAATCCACAAGATATTGGACTAGTATTGCTGGTAGTAGTGATGGCACAAAACTTGTTGCGACACATAGTGGAGGCCAAATATATACAAGCACAGATAGCGGGATTTCTTGGACAGCTAGAGAAAGCAATAGAAGCTGGACTAGCATAGCAAGCAATAGCGATGGTACTAAATTGATAGCGTCGGTTATGAATGGACAAGTATATATTAGTAATGATAGTGGAATTTCTTGGACACAAAAAAATATTTAATATAAAATATGGTATATAATCAATTAAATTTACAACAAGATAATTTTACTACTCAGAGTGTTGGGAATACACCTAGGATAGTAATAAATTATAATGGTACCGATATTCATTCTATAACTGGACCAGTGCCTGTTGTTGATATTAGTTATAGTTTTAATAATAATGGTAATGATCTAGCCGAAAGCGTAACAACAAATGTAACTCTTATTGGTAAAATTCTTAGATGGCCAGAAGGTCAAAATATTGGCGGCGTAGATACTAATAAAGCAATGCCAGGATTTAGTGGCATCATAGCTGGTGTTAGTGGATTAAGAAAAATTTTTACAGATGATCCGTATGGTGTTCTTAAATTTAAGTGCGGTTCTGAAATATTACATGAAATAAGTGGATTAAGGGTACGAGATATACAAATTAATAATACAGAAGATAATTGGGTGCAAACTGCGGACTATACAATTAGTCTAGAAGGATCAGAAAGATTGTGGAGTGGAAGCGGTGACGATGCGATAGAGGCATTTGTTACAGAAAGACAGGACACATGGAATATAGAGCCTTTAGACGATAATACATATACAAGTTTTAATAAATCAGTAACAGGAAAATATGAGTATAGTAATCCTAAACTTAATAGACCGCCCGGAGCCGGACCAACATCGTTTAGCGCTCCTGGAGGACCATCATCAGAAACACATTCTTTACAAATTATCAATATTCCGCAGTTTCGTATAACTAGAAGATTATCTGCTAAAGGGTCTGTCAGACCAAATGATCCAACTGGAAAAATATCTAGATCCGAATTATATAATGAAAATACAAAACCCTATGTTTTTGCTAAAACTTGGGTTGAGAATATGGCAAAAAAGAGTTTTCAAACATCTGACATATCAAATAATAGTTCTCCATATTTTAAAAATCCATTTGATCAAACTTTATTTGCTTTTAATCATAATAGAACAATTAATATTGATATATATAATGGCACATATGAAATTAATGATACTTGGCTGGCGATGCCTAGTGGAGTTCCATATACCGAAACTTATACATTAGAAACATCTACTGGAGAAGATTATATTAGAACAGTAAGAGTAGCTGGTAGTATAGTCGGTTTAGCTATATCAAATCAAGGATTAATGACAAATAGTGGAGTCTTAGTTAGTGGCACTGGTAATGGTGGAGATATAGACTCTCAGTTAAGATTGGATGCTTACAATGTTAATGCTCAATCTAATGCTAATACTTATAATTCTTTAGATATTGTTTCGCCACCAGCTTTTGGATCGCCATCATCGAATCTTTTGTCGCAGTCTATATCAAGTATCAAATACGATAATGCTCGTAATGCTTGGTTAGAACACATCAAGCCAATGCTATATAGGAGAGCGTGCTTAGCTGTTAATAGTTCAGATAGAACAATAACCTACACACCATCTTATACTACAAATCCTCCAACTATTCCTAATAATCCCATATATAGTAAAGAAACTTTACTTAGTACTATTCCAATAAATACAAGCGAAGGCCATGATCCAAGAAAAGGCACAATAAATTATAGTTATGAATATAGTACTAGATTAACAATTATTAGTGGCGTAATTAGTGAAAATATTAGTGTGAATTATGATAATCCTGTAGATAGTACCACAGAATTAAATATTATAGGTAGGGCTTTGGGCCCAATAATACAAAGAACTGGAAGATCTTTACCCAGAAAAACAATTAGTGTAGAAATAGGAATAATGCCAATAACAGGTATTAATCAATTATCTATTAATAGTCCAGCATGTCCAATGCATAAAAGCGGCTATCTTTTCCAAACTATTGAAAAAATTATAGAGGCACATAGACCATATTCTCCAAGTGAGTTCTTGCCTAATGAACCCACACAGAGAGAAGGTTTGGTGTATACATCTCAGGACGGTGAAACATGGAATCCTACTACTGGAAAGTATTCTAGAAATGTTAGCTGGACATATCAGCAGCTTTCAATAACAAGAGATTTTAGGGATCATTAAAATGAAGGTTGTAGGACAAACACTATTTTTAGGAGCTAGTGTTATTGGTTATAGTAGTAGTGTTGGCTGGGGTGGGAATCGTAGTAGTCTCACTGTTGAGTTAATAGAAGATGTTCAGCCTTTTGGTCAAGTTCCTTTTAGAAAATTTTATCAAAACCAACCAGCGGACTATGGACATCTTCATGACGAGTCGTCAGCTCCTTTACCAGGCGAACCTCAAATATCTCCATTGCCTAGTGGGCATAATGGAAATAGAAGTTTAGGTAGAGATTTCTATAATATTCCACACTATAATGATTTATCTTATTTGCCCAATCATTACTATGAATGCTCTGGCAATGATTGTTATGTGGATGAATTAGGAAATCCTTATAATCCTAACAGAACCAAACAGGATGGGACTCCTGATCCGCCAAAAGAAAAAAATGTTCCTGGTAAAATATATTATGAATGGATAAATAATAGATTTGTTTCCAAATATTGGATGCATGGAGATCCAGGATTCTTTGCAACAGGCACCAAAGTACAGCCAGGCGGAGGCATATCTCGAAGCGCTGGCCATAATGGACAACCCCTTAATACTCCCGGCGCCAATGGTTTATGGACTTATGATATTATAAATACTCCAGTATATTTTAAATTTGATAATTTTGAATTTATAGGATTAGTTAAAAACTGGGAAAGAAATAACAGACCAGGAGGAATAACATATAGTGTAACAATAGAGGGTTTTGAAAATCTATTGGATAATTGTTGGATAATATTGGATCCTTACGGAGGATCTATCTTCGGATCGCAGGGACTTGGTAAAGGAACTCCTGTTAATGATATTAATTTAAATAATTTTAATTATAATGGATTATTAAGTCAAGGAAATATTCCAAATATCTTTAATGTATATGGATTTTTAGAAAGTTTTGGAATAGATTTTTTTGGAGGATCCAATAAAAATGAAAATGGATTAAGAGCAATAGACGTGTTGTCTGGACTAGCGGCTCTAACATCTTCTCATACTAGATTGGACAGAGATGCTGCTTTTTCTCCGTTTGGACGAATACTTACAAAATCTATGGCAGATATTTATGGAAATATTCAAGATATTAAATCATTTGGTATTATAACACCAACAATAGGAACTAATAGAAATATTATAGATAATCCTCCACCATTATATAATACTTTTAGTCTTGATTTGTCAGATATTGGTGGATTAATATCGGATTATAGAATTGAAAATAGATCACAAAGCATATCTTCTTTCTTAAATCAATTAGTATCAGCAAATGGGACTGATTACACTACAAGAGTTATACCAGCTATTGATAGTGATGGTCTATATCAGTTTGTTATTAAAATAATGACTGTTGATAGAACCGAATATAGATCACCATACAATATACGTTCTATTGTTACAAATTTGGAAAACCAACAATACAATATATCATCTAGTAATTTTGGTCAAGATGTTAATGAAAATGTTACTCATAAATTTATTATAGGCGGACCTCAGCAACGATTATTACAGGTTAAAAACTATAGACTACCATATGCTCAAACTAATTATATTTATAATCCTATTCTTAAAAAATTTATTACTTTAAATAGACCATCTAATAAAGCACGAGTTCCTGATGTTATGTCAACACGTCATCCATATATTTCAACTTTAAGTTTGGGTCCGTATATAGGAAATAGATTAAACACTAACGACACTGAAAGAGATACTAGATTCACCAGTCTAGATAGTCAGTGGAAAGATATTGAAGTTAGCGCTATAGGACTAAGTGAAGAAATTATAAAAGGAAATTATAAAAATAGTAATATTTATTTATCTGAGTATAAAAGTTATATTGTTAGAGAAGATGATCTAAATAAGGATGTGCAGCCTAGTCAACCGAAAGAGCCTTGTACTCCAGGACAATTGTCAGGCGATGAGACTTTAGATACTCATTATATTGATACTACATGCGTCTATTTTGTTCCAACACCATGTCCTAGTAAGTCTAGAGAAGAATCAAATAATTCTTGTTCCGATAATCCAGAACTACCAGGAGGTAATCAGTCGTCTCAAGACCCCACGATGGATAAAATTCCAGATTTTAGCGATGGAGGTTTCGTACCAATTACTGGTTTCGATGCTCCTGCTAGCAGATATCTGAATTTACATAATGATTGGATATGTCCATATTTTGGCAGAACCCTAGAAGAGCAATTACCACCAGCTGATGATGCTAATGAATTTAGAAGCATACGACCAGTACATCTTGATATATGGACAAATCAAATAGTTGTTAGTTTTTATATGCATGAGTTACCACAAGTTAATATAGGCGAGCCACTACCTCTATATGATAGTAGTATATTTAATAAAAATCGATTAACTATGGATGTTATGGGAGCTGGATTAGATAGGGGAGAAGTTGGAGCTGGTGCCGGTGGCACAAATTCGGGATCAAACTCTACACCGAATCCAGCAACAGGAGATGCTGCTGAAGGATCTTGGCAACCTTTAGGAACAGATCCAAAAAGAAGATATTCTTATAATAAACCAGGGTTTACTGTTACAGAAAGTGAGATGAGGGCGGCACAAGTTGACTTTAACAGTTATTTGGCATACTGCTTAGCAAAAAGCAAATACAGTAAACCAGATTTATTTCTGATGTTAGTTTCAGCTTATCAACTTAAAGGCGAATTATTCGCTAATGAAGATCTTACAACATATAATAGTGTTGATGACGATGATATAAAAGGTGGTAGCGGCCTTCACAGAGGAGGTGTCGGAGAGAGAAATGTAAACCATGAAGGTGTTAACTCTATACCTGGTAATGCAGCAAAAACAGATTTGAATATGAACTGGAATTTATATTTAAATCATAATTTTATTAAAGATTTACAAATAGTTTGCGAATTTATTAAAAATTTAGCTGATAAATATTATGGTAAACAGTATATGGTTAAGTTACCGGATATGATCTTATACAAAGATTTGCAATATAGTAGTATTAGAATTCCCGGAGTGTATAGTAGTATTGCGGTTTATGCTGGTAGTAATAAGATCTTTAAAAATTATGCGTTGGCAGAGGGGGCCTGGGAAGAGCCTGGCAATTTTATAGATGATTGTGTTATGATTGGTTCAAATGCATCAAAAATTTTTACTGATGATAATAATCTTATAACGCCAATAGCTGGATATAATAATAGTTTAAATATTGACGATGTTAGACAAAGATGGTGTGAACGAGATCGTCAAGAAAGAATAAGAAGATTATTTGGAGAAGGAGACAATAGTATTGGACAACGAATGCTCGATAGTTTAAGTGAAGCTGCTAATGAAATTGATGATATTATAGATAATTTGGATCAGTCAGATGCTGAATTAGCTAGTGTTGCTCAAATAGCAGCCGAAAATAGGATACGAACAATATTAAATGATATAGTAAAAAAACATAATAGAGAATTAGAGGCTCAGAAAGAACTTAGAGAGTTTGGAACGACCATTAACTGTATCAGCGGATTAGATAGGGCAAGAATGCAACTTATTTGGAATAATATGTGGGCTAGTATTAATAAAAGTATCAAGGAATATTTACAAGACCCAACTGTCACAGGATTAGCCACATTGGCTGATCAGTGGCCATCGATTATCAATGAGGCTCAACAGTCAATATTAAATATGTCTTTGCTTACTTTTGGTGTTCATTCACTAGATATATCTAATTTATCAGGAGAGGCTGATAGTGATTATATTATTGTTCCTGTCTCGTCAAAAAAAGAGCCATTCGGACGACCATCTCCAAGATCATCTAAATTATTTATAAAAGCTAACGATGATAAAATTGTTTTTGGAAATATTATTAATCTTACTGATCCTAGAGCAATAATGACAGTTGATAAATTAGATGTTTTTGATACCAGTTTAGCTTATGTAAAAGATCCTGGATTATCTATTATAGCAAATATAGCTATAGAAGATAGCCTCATTTATATGAAAGTAAAAAATAAATTACAAAATCTTAGAGAAGAAAGAAATGAGGCGCTAGATAATGGAGATCAGCAACGAGCTGAGCAAATATTAAGTGATATGCATATTTTAAAAACAGAAGTGGATTATATTAGATATTTAAAAGAATACATTGTACCAGAAATAGATTCTAGGTATTTGGTAGCTACAGGACCAAAAGCTAATCCTAGTGTTGATCATGCGAGGATGGCGCCAAGAGCTGCTCATCCTTACTTTTTTGCTATCCCATTAGTTAGTAATCAATTCTGTTATGGGCCTTGGACAAATTATGCTGATAATTTTATTGCGCAGCCGTATATCAATAATTTAATTCATCATTCTAAAGTAGAATATGATCCCGAGCTAGTGCCATGGAAATATGGATCATCTAGCGCCTTGGATCGTGCTGTCGGATATAGATTAAATGCTGATGTTAATTATCAAACAGTGTTAGAAAGAGGCTCCGTATCTATTGTAGGCCCGCCAATATTTGGTTTGGGTGGAATATTTTTTGATAATCCAAGTTTTACGCCACCAGCAGGTCAATATAGATTTGATAATGATAACTATAGAGTAAGATATGTTCCAAATACTTTTTTTGATACTAAAAGAAATGGATATAGAGAAATCACATATGATTGTATAAGAATAGATCATAGAGGAGTATCGTCTGATGGTCCACTAATATCTAATATTAGTATACAAGTAGGTGTTGCTGGCGTAACCACAACGTATCAGTTTCAAACGTACAATCCAAAAACAGGTTTATATAGCAAAACATATGCTGATGCTATCAGAGAATTTAATAATGATACAAGTAAATTACAAAAAGCCATAGCTAATGTACAAAATAGATTAACTAGTAAAATTGAATCAGCAAGATTAAAAACACTAAAACAAGCAAGAACAGGTAGAACTCCATTTGGTATCGATAAATTTAAAACAGAATTATATAATGAAAGCCCAATAGAGATTTTTGTTGGACAAAATATTACTAGTTTAAAAAATCCAGTTTGGTGGAAAGATATTAATACTAATTTGATTAAAGATATTGGCGACAACCCTTTACCAATTGGAAAGACTACTGAAGATCGAAAACGATTTTTAAATCAAAAAAGAATGTATTCTTGGGTTGGGGCTGTGATGGGAAAGGAAATAGGAGCTGAATTATTACAACAATATAATAGTAAAGCTGCTATGAGTTTGGATGGACTAATGTCTCCGGTTTCTTTTTATCCAACACAATATAATAGAACTTTTAATATTAGTACATATGTGGCCGGTAGCGGTGTTCCAGTAGGAAACGGAAATACTGATACAACTTGTCCATATTGCTATAATAAAAGATATATTACAATACCGCATATTGATTATCATACTAATGCTGGAGAGGCATTAACAACTACATTTTATGACGATAAAACACCAGCAGATATACAAATTCCCTGCCCTGTTTGTAGTAGAGCAAAGATAGATATTAAGAAAAATGATAAATTTCCAGATAGTGAAACAGGATTACCGGATATTAATTTATATAGTTTAAATCCAATAGTTGTTTCGTCTGGAGAATTTAGAAATCCATACGCTTCTGGTATTGATCGATGTAGACATTCTATCGGAGCTATTAGTAGAGGAGAATACAATCCTACCGAAGAAAGTTTTTATATAAATACCAATATTAACACTTATAGAAATGGACATAATCCTGATTTTTCTAGATTTGATACTAAAGTCAAAGAACTAGAAAATATTAATGTGTTGCTCAATCAAAGATTTTTAGCTTTGAGAGGCCCATTAATGATGCATGGTTGGGGATTCGACACCGATGGATATCCTATACCAAATGCTTATGATATGCCATATAGCATAGACGATAAAGGAAGACAGTTGAGATTTCAGCTTGTTTCCGATACTGGAAATAATAAGTTTGGTTCGAATAATTTAGAAATATTTGGTAAATACGAAGTATCAACCGGAGACACTGCTCCATTAGGAGATATAATTACAACAAGATACGAATGGAAAGGCACCGGAAATGGTATAAATACTGGAAATGGAAAATGGACCAAAAAAAATAAACCATCTAAAAAATTCTATCTTAATTGGGCAGAAAGGCCTGATCTTTGGCCTGTTGGTCCAATCGATGTTAGATGGGATAATGAGAGAAGAGTATGGGATGCTAGTGGCGGAGGCTGCAAAGAAGAGATTTTGCCGCCATTTATAGTAACTAATAGAACAGACATATCAACACTACAAGAATTTTTAGAAAATAAAACAGAAAATAAATGTCCATATAGAAATATTTATGTTACATTGGAAAGCGACATGATTAAAGAAGACGATTATGATAGTACATATTCTACAAGAGCTTTTATTGATGATATAGAATATAATAAAGAACCTGTGCAAAATGGATATAGAAGATTAGTATATGTTATAGATAAAACGGGCTATACCGCACCAAGAGGAACCAAGCTATTGTGCAGATACGACAGATTTAGTGGTTTTTATGAGCCTATAGGGAAACCGTCTGTGACAGCAATAGGAACAATAGGAACAGGTAATCAAGCAAGAATAGAAGCACATTATGTATCTGGAAGAAGAGCTGGACAAGCACCAGTTTTTGTTATATCTTATTCCAATCCATTAGGACTATCAGCATCTGTTGGGACCAAAGGAATTTTTATTTTTATCAATGGAAAATGGACACTTTCGTCTGCTAGACCATGAATAACTGTATAGTTTATAACAAAAGTTTTTTAGAGGACATGATCGATTTCGAATCATCCGTTAAGGATGCTATATTAAATTTTAATGCTATATCTTCGTTGATTACAAATACAACACATGAAGATAATATTTGGACACCACTATTTATTAATATTGACAATAGTAGAGAATATTGTGCCTATAAACTACTATCTGATTTAGGATATATTTCTGGATACAATAATAGTTATAACTTTTTAGGAATTCAAGATTTTTTGTCTTTAAAAAATCCAAGATTTAATTTTTGGAATGTTGAAAATGGAGAGATGGTGGCTGACTGGGTATTAAATAATCCATTATCATCGCATTTTCCTGTGAAAGGTTTGTTGTTGTGGTTTAAAAAATTGCCAACGCCGCTATCCAGTCCGTCGCCTATAGACACTTTTCCAAATAATAGTAGATTATTATTTAATGGTAGAATTTTTATTAAAATAGATAACGAAACATTATATGAGCTTGGAGATAATACTAAAATATCTCATAGATTTACCAGTAATACTATTGCTTTTAATTATAGTGATAATAATCCTTATAATAATTTTGTTAAAATAAATACTTTGGGTGGTGGAACCACTCCATTATTTACCATAACTAATAATCATAGTGCAGAAAATAGATCTTTTCAAACAACATCTACTGTTTACCAAGAATCCGATATTATCATCAATGGTAGTAAATATTTATTATGGGTACCAAATGGAGATGTATATAGTTATTATACAAATTTAGATGAAAGTAGAAGAAATTTAGAACCAAAAGCATTTTGCCCATCATCTCTTTATCAAGTCTATAATGCTTGTTATCATAGAATAACATTAGATAATGCGAAAGATTTTGAAAAAAGACAGCTTAATATCGCTAGATGCTATAAAAATTTAGCCAAATATTTAGCCACAAGTCCATATATAGATGAGTTTTCTATTAGTAGACTATCAAATAAAAAAATTAGAGACATTAGCAATAACTATATACTAGATACTAATCTGCAAAATGCATTAATTAAAACAGTGCAGTATTTAGAATCAAAAAGTTTAATAGACGATATAAAAAATACTTTAAATACTAATATAATCTTTAATTTACATGATCTAAAATTAAAAATAATACAAAAATATGGATTAAAATTACAATTATCTAATAATAGCGCGATATATAGCACACAGCCATTGAGACATGGCGCTAATATTGTTGTGAATCAAGTAGGAGCCTATCTGGTAGATAAAAATATTAAGAATACCCATGTTGTTGCTAATCAAAATATTAAGATTGGTGGCTTAACTGTTGGGACAAATTTTAATGAAGAAGAATCTAAGGTATCTTTTATTGGTCCTCCATTGCCACAAACAGATGTTGGGCTGGGGCAAGATGGAGGAGGTTACGCTCGGCCAAGACCATTATATGCTATGAATGCATATATGCCAAAGATAAAAAATAGTAGAAAAAATAAAATCAATCTTGTAATGGAAAAAACCTGTAATATTCCTAATCATCCAGAAAATATTAATCCTTCATCAGAAAATAGTCCTTTTAATGTTTTATTTAAGTTTAATAGATCTATTAAATTTTTTACAGAGCTGATAAAGTTTAATGTTGTTACAGACGATTTCGAGTTAGATACATATAGATACGCAGAGGATCCTTTTGTTCCATCGGAAATTATTGCAAAAGACTATATTCAATGCAGATGGGAGCAGGTTAGCGGACCACCCATATTTTTTATTGATCATATAAAAATGTATATTTCTCCCAATAGTGGCCCAGCAATAGTGGTTTCGAATGGAAGATTTACAGACTTATCGGGATATGATATATCTACTGATGTTTTTATTGGATCAACAGAGGCATATGTTTGGCCTAGCCAATCTGGTAGATATCAAATAAAATGCACTATAAAAACACCATATGGTACCTTTGTAAAGATTAAAACCTTTTATGTTACAGCTCCTGTGATTGCAGATTGGCGAGCTGCTGGAACCAATGAAAATGCAATACCGCCAGATCCAGACCCAGAAGAAATATTTGTTCCAGAACCATCGGACGAATTTTATATTAAACAAAAAGAGAGCCTGCCTATTTATCTTAATCAAGATAATTTAAGGATTATAGTGCCAAAATTTAATAAAATTGCTTTGAATGCAAATGGACTATGTTGGCCAGTAGATACTAATTTGTATATCAAAAAAATTAAGCAAAGACCTCAACTATTGGTTAATTTACCAATGTTCCAATTCATGTTTGATAATAAAGGATCATCTGATCCAAGCACATTAATATTGGAATATAGTTTAAATAATACAAAATATAGATTAGATAAAATAATATTAGAAAATACCAGAATTAATAATGATCCTAAGTGTGCTGATTGTTTTAGTTTCTATTTACCACAATTATATAGTAATGGAAATGTTTGGAATAGGATCAAAGGCGGTGCTGGAGGAACAGAAGTCGCTTTCTCTCTTGTGGGTATTAGTAAAGCAGATGGTCTAGAACAAATATTTCGTTATTATACTCTTCCTCCAATATCTACAGATTATAGTCCACCAATTAAATCTTATGGTGGTTATGATCAAAATATAATTAATACTCTAGATATTTCTACGATTCCAGATCATATAGGTCCAGAACAAACTTTTCCGGCTATTACGGGCAGACCCTTATATTATTCTGCCGATAAGCCTGGAGAAGAAGCCCCTTTTGGTAAAAAGAAATATTGTTTCGAGGACTATTTACCAGAATCAACTTCTAGTTATCTATCTTTCAACAAAGGGGTTTTTCATCCTCAAAGCGGATGGATTCCACACGATAGTATCCACTATAACAATGTTAGAAATACATCTAGCGTGTTAAAATTTAATCCTGGCGCAAGAGACTCATTTAGTTTTACCGGCCCAAGCATTACAAACTTGAATAATGAAGGATATATTGTAGAAAATGATATTGTGTATATATTACCTAAAATATGTAAGTCTACAATTAATTTAGGCGTAATTCCTGATGCTCAATTTTTACCATATACCCAGCCATGCAATATAAATATAACACCATGCAGACCTGATGTGCCACCAGAATGGGAATGGCTGAATCAACTACATAGAGACACTACAGATCAATATCCAAATAATACACCTGGCATAAATGATGCTCATGGATATAGAATATTGGGAGGAGGAGTACCCAAAAGAATAGAAAGAAGAATTAATTCTAATTCAAATCCGGTTATGGATGAATTCAATTTTACTAGTGATACTATGAATAATAGTTTTAATTATCTTTTTACTCAATCCGGACCAGCATATCCAATTAGTCCCATTCCTAATGAGGTTAATAACTTTTTTAGGACTCTAACAACCCCGAGAGATAATATAGATCCAGAAACAGGAGATATTTCCTCTGGTCTGCCTCAACCAAATTGTTTAAAACCAGACGGATCAAAATCAGAAGGAGGTTATTACAAAGGAGTCCCTGATCCTACTGGAGAATGGAAAGGTATAAGAAATCCAAGAGTATTAGATTTTACTATTCAAGATCTTGAAGTAAAATTAAATTTTTTAAATTATGTTAATACAAAAGATATAGCCATATCATTAGCTTTAAGTCCGTGTACAGATGAGTATGCTAGAATATGTGATGCTAAGTGTAAGGATCCTCCTCGTTTTCCTCTAGAGTCTGCTATAAAACCTGAAGCAAATACTTTTATTGATCAAACAGTAGGAACTACTGTGGATGGCCCTTATAGGCTATTGGGTAATGGATATACTAAATTTAATAATTGGAGACCAAGGGCTGGTGATGGTAATGTAAATTTTAAAAACAGTTTATCTTTTATTCCATTAGGTAATGATGATTTTGACGATTATCTTCGTATACTAACCATAATGAATACGGTCTATGATCCTGTTAAAATAGAAAATGAAGCTTTTGAAGATGTACTAAAACCACAAGTGTTATATTTGTTAAATCAAGAATATATTCAAAATCATAGTATGAATTTAAGCTTAACTTTTTCGGATAATGCAAATAAATACAGTGTTCTGTATGACAAGAGCTTTGCAACAAAAGGGTCTGGTGTTGGCTCGATATCTCAAAGCAGTCTTCGATATGGCGCTGGCAATGCAGTATTCGACGAAATAGATATAGATAATCAAACCGCTCCGCCATATAATAATCAATATATTATTGGTAATAATGATAGTATTAAACCAACAACAAGCTCGATATATTATTCGGATCGTCAGGCTGCTATTTATCAAAATATTATGACTACTAATAAAATAAATATAGTCAATAATAGCTTTGCAAAATATAGGGCTAAGCCATTATTTCATAATTCTTCTTGCATAGGAGTAAACGTACCGGTTGGTAGACCTAGATACGATAGTCAAACTTCTTTTTCTTTGAACATAACGGTATATGACGAATCTGACGATATGTTTCCGTTAAACAATAATGTCAGCTCTATGATGTTTACGAACGCCTATGACTTTGCTGGAAAAATTAATACTAGTCAATTTGATAACGCTCTATGTAGCTGGGATCTGTTATTACATGTAAATGATGTCATTAAACCAACAATGCCTAATTTAAGCTCGTGTCATACCTACGGAAATAATGAAGCATTAGCATTAATAGATTATTCTAATAAACCTAAATATGCTGGCTATAGTTTTATAGCAAATCTTAAGAATCATAAACATCTTTTACCATTTAGTAATATTAATGCTCCTAATATATTTTTTTATGACTATAGTCTATGCCAATCCGCTAAACTAGATCAATTAGGATCTCCGACGCCGGGCTATCTTGTTGATTTTCCAACAAATGCAATTTTAAATATAATGACAATTATAGCAGGAATGGCTGGCATGAGCGGAGCCGGTCTGGTCGGAATAGGTGCCGGAATAGCTGGATCAGGCCCAGGTTTGGATAGTGCATATGGGGCTCTTGTCGCATATTTTAGTAGTATTAGAGCAGCTGAATATCAACAAGATATTTCGCATGATATTTTTCATCAAGACTATAGTAGATATCCTTTTGGTAGTCCAGAAAAAATATTAATTAATTTTAGTAAAGATGGCGTATTCTGGTATAAAGCAGAGGCTTCGATATTTAAATATATCAATACTCCTGTTTTATCTCAAAAACAATATACATATATTAAATTAAATAAAAATTCATTTCCTATATTATCTAGATTTACATTTGATTTTGTAACAGATATTAGGGATTTGATAGACGATAAGTATATTAAGTCGTTATCGTTACCTTGTAGCAGCGCAGTCTCTTTGGTTGGTCCGATAACATATAATAATACGTCTTATAACTCATATGATCTGGTAGATGTTTCTTTTTCGATAGACGATGAATCTAACGCTACGGAATCATGCCAGAATGGAATCTATTCTGTTACAGATAATCAGTGGACCTTATTGACAGGCAATCCATTGTTAATAAATAGTAATCTAGATTATATTTCTGATAACAATATTCTTTTTAATAATCAAGATATTTATCGTACAAATAATATTTTTTCAAATTTTACTGTCAATGCAACAGGTAACCAAATAATTATTTTAAATGGTAAAATACCCTATGAAATATTTTCTCTTAATGATAATGTAGATGTAAGTGGTAATAATCTGGAACCAGATCCTATCATAGAAGAACCAATCGGTCCGGAAACTACGCCAGGATTACCAACAGAAGACAATACTCCGCAACCTATTTTACAACGAGCTACCGGGCCAACATATACTAGAAAAGTTATAGCAAAAGCTCTAATCTATAAAGACTACAAACCATATAGCGTATTAAAAATGGATAGGTCAATGCTTGGAGTCGATTTTATAAGTCCGCAAGATAATGTTGTTGTTGTTTTTGATCTATCGTCATCTTTTGATAATAAAGAAAGTCCATTAAATCAATATGCTTTTGAAAAAGACAGTATTAATACACAATATCCCCCAGAAATATTAAAGACCACACATAGTATAGGATCATATGGGAACGGATCTAATTTTAGAAATAAAAATATACTTAATACAGTTCCATCATATAATAATATTAAAAAGCTTGATAATATATTAAATAATCATATTAATGATAAATTTAAAAAACCAAAAATTACTATTAATAATAATATTATAATTTCATCGGAGTCTATTGGATATCCACATAAAATTATAGATATACCAGAAATAATGAATCAAAAAAATTATATAGTTCAAGAAACTAATTTAGATGATGCCATAAAAAATAAATTAGAGTATGTTTTTAACAATATTGAATCTACATATTCTCTATTTTATATTAAGAATAATCAACTTAAAAAAGAAAATATTCCATTAATTGGTAATATCAGTATAGAAGATGATTTGGAAATTAAAAAAACTATAACTCCAATAAATGGAGAGGGACTAGGTCCAGACCAACCTATTGGACAAGAAATGTCAGATACAACATATAATTATCTTATAGCTAGGCTAAATATTTTAGAAGACCAACGAGAATATCCTAGTCTAGAACAGAGCATAGGGGTGGATAATCAAACTAATCAAATCTTAGAATCTAGAAACTTAAATTATATAAATAAACACTTAGTAGCATTATCAAATTATAACATTCATAAAAAAAGAACGGAATATGCTTTAAGAGTACTTTATAAAGAAAAAGAAGATATATTAAGATTATTAAGTGAAATAAGTATCAAGCAAACAGCTGAAATTAATCTAATTAATAATAATACTATTATTGGAGATATTATTTCCGAAGATACTAATAATATTGAAATAAAAATACAAGAAGAAATACAAAAAATAGAAAAAGATAATATTCTAAATATTAGAAGAGCTTTTACTAGAAACACATCAGGCATTAGAGGACAAGAAATAGCTAAAATCTCTTTAATAACACCATTTGAATGGATGCGTAGTTTTAATGTTTATGATATCAATTATGAGAAAAATAATGACGACTACTGGATCAACTTAGATCCACATCAATCTTGCAGCATAGCGGAAGAATTAAGACCCAAGGTGCTCAAAAAGGTAGAATATATATGTAGAGGAACACCATTTATACAAACTATTGCTGGCACACCATTATTACCAAGCAACAATATTTGTATAAGATTAAGAGGACAATCTATACAAAATAATATAGGGGATCATGTTACTTTCAAAAAAAGCAATAAAAACTCTGGCAGAGGACCATCTTATGAATCTTATATATATGAAATTAATGAAAATATTATAAATTCTAAAAAAACTAATTTAGAGAATAAACTTAGACAACAAGGATTACCAATATATTGGAAAGAATGGGTATCGAGAAGAGATTATCATATAAATGGAGATACAGAAAATCTAGATCTTGCTTATGACAATAAAGAAATACTCGTAACCGCTTTTGAAACATACGACATATTACTTACAGAAGTAGAAAATAATAATGGTAAAGCTATTATAAAAACCACCTCGGATGGAGACGTGAATGAGTTTGGAAAAGAAGGTGGTATTCCAGCTCTCGCTAGTAGAGAATCGAGATCACCAAACGGTTACGGCCTGCTAAGTCAAGGAATTAGGGTGGAACAATCTGTTAAAATCTATAATGTTTGTAATTTAGACAATATCAATAATTTAAAAGTTAAAATTAGAAAATTACCACGACTAGTAAGAGGAATGGATATGCTATCTACCATATTTAGATATGGTATAGAGGTTCCATACAGAGCATATCCTAGAAGATCTGCTCTAGAGCCCTTAGATCCTTTCACAGTTGTTAGCGCTGGAGCATTTAGCGGCGGAGTAAATATCATTAACAATGATTTCCATTATTGGAAATGTATGGAAATAGATAATAGTACAAACACATTAATTCCGTCTTCGACCCCATTATTTTTCCAATTAATGAATGAAATGATGTATAGGGCATTCTATGGATCTGTTGATGGTATAGAAATTAAAACCAATGACATGATTAGTCAATTTTTATGGGAATTAATTCCATATGAATTTTTTACCAAGCCTAAAATAATTCCAGAACCACCATTAGGAGACGATGCTGTACAGCTCTAATTAAATGTTTTGTAATTTCATATTAAAAAATAACAATATATATAAATGCAGTAAATGCGGTATAGAGATTTCGACAAATGATGGAGATGCTCCGATATTTCCATGTTCCGCAATAGATATCGATTCTGATCAACCAGACTTCATTAAGGAACTAAGGGGCTTGTCTACGGATATATTGGATAAAACAATAAATAATGAAGATATCGCTTCTGATGATGAAATAGAAAGACGTTTTAAAATTTGCGAAAGCTGTGAATTTTTTAAGAACTCAATATGCTCACAGTGCGGATGTCCAGTAAATAGAACACGTAATTATATTAATAAATTAAGCTTGGTTAACGAGCAATGTCCGATGAATCGATGGTAATTATTCTTTATCTTTAGTCCACTTGTGCCATCCACTATGTGGAAGATAGTTTCCATTATCATCTTTACGTTTTGGAAATAATGTTCCACCCTTTTTGTGCTGACCAAATGCTAAGATAGCACCACAATCAGAACATCTTAATTCATAGTAATCATTTCCATCAACATTTCTAACAACAAACTTAATATTGGTGCTACCACACATACCACATTTGGCTTCTCCAAAAATTTCTTGGATTAGAGCAAGCTCTTTAAATATTTCTTTTTGCCCGCTGCCTTCTAATTCAAATTGTAATTTATCATTAGCTTTATATAGTACTTTCATAAATTATTTCCATTCGTTAGAGTAGCCTAAAATATCTTGTGGTATACTATCAATATTTTGTTGGTATTTTGATAATAATCTTATTATATCAACCGCACTCTCATGTGTCAAACTATAAATATTCTTAGTCTCCATATTATTTTGTTCTAATAATTTGATAACATTAATGTTTAATCTCTGAGCCAAAACGTCTATAAAATTAATTTGTTGGTTACTAATCTTATTTACTGTATCATGATCAGGATGGTCTTCTATATCTTTTGATAATTCTTCGGCCGCTACTACTTTGCGTAGTCTTAACGCTCTTCTTAGGGCTCTTCCTTCTGCCCTAGTTTCCGCAACAGCAACGGGATGATTACGGTATACTTTATCGCAGTTACCCCAGTAAACGTCCGCAGAGCCATCCACAGACACAATATTTAAACCGTTTAAGTCCTGAACAGCTGGATTTAAACAGTAAGATAAGGAATGTATGACCGTTGCTCTTTTTTCATTTTCTGGACTAGGAGACTGAACAACCGAACTTGTTGACGATATTAATCTGCAATTTAGAACGGTTTCAAAAATACGTCTTAAACCATCCGTTGTTGGATTACCAGCAATCTTCTCGTCGTCTGATAAAAGCCCAAGAACATAGTCCGTCCAATCTAAGTCAGCAATAGTTGGAATTTTCTTTTCAACGATATTATCTTCGGTATTCTCAATTGTTTCGTTCTTATCTTTTTTAGCCATTGGTATCCTTTATAGTAAATTTCTGTTGCCCAGAAATAAGGTTAGAATGATTTGTTTTTATAATTTGAAGTATTTGATCATAAATTAAGAAGGCGCGAGCATCAGAATAATCTTTGGTTTGTATGATCCTCAATAAATTCCATCCTTTACCAATTATTAGTCCTTCTTTTTTATTATCATAATTTTTATTTCTTTTTAATGATTCTTGACCCCAAACAGGGGTAAAGTGAGATGGACCATCGACCTCTATCGCTAGATTTATACTAGGAACGAACAGATCAATCTGCAACCTCGTATTCACCAGAGTTTGTTCTTTATGAAATTCTACTTTGTATCCGTCATTTAATAGTCTTTTATGTAGATATTTTTCTAGTTTTGATCCTACCTTACTTGTGGCTCTGACCGCGGTATTAGCAGATTTAAGAATGTTCTCTTTTGTATTATCGTCTAAATTTTCCCAATTTTGTTTAGCTTGAAGTTTTCTTTTTTGTATTTCATCATCTTCTAGATTTTCCCATGCATTTAATACGCCCATGCCTATCTTTTGTTTTGTATCTTGAGATCTTTCTTTCCCTTTTGTTGGATGCGAATGCTTACCAGTTTTTAGAGCATTTTTTTGAGCTTCGCTCTTATCTCGTATTTTAATATTTAATTTTTTAGCATCTCTCCTTATTCTATTAGCGTATGTGTCATACATAACAGCTATATCTGCAAAACTTTTACCTTGTTCAGAATATAGAGATAGAATTAGATCTTTTTTGTCTTGGTCAGACAAATTATCGTAAGATGTGTTGTATTTTTTCATAATTAAAACTCTCCATAATATCTAATGGTTTTCTCCAAGACATATCATATATATCATATATATATTGGTTAGAAGCTACAAAATCTATATCATTGTAGATATCTTTCCATTCATTGTATAGATTATTTCTATTTTTAATCCATGGTATATCATTACAGTATAATATCTTTTTATTAATATTTGGAAATTTTTTCGATATAATAAGACTAACCAAATCGAATGTCCATAAATCGCCTTTAAAAAACTTAGCATGGGAAAGATGTAATATTGGTATATTATATGTTAATACTTTGTCACAATTACTATTGAATATTACAATATTATAATAGGGATTGTTATCTATCAAAAGTTTAATATTTTTTAGAATATTATCATAATATTCATTATTTTCTATATTAATGATCATAAAGCCTATGCTTTTTTTATTCACGGAATAGTACCTTTAAAAAATTAGAATACGATTGAAAACTTTTACTATTTTTATAAGTTGTGGGCTGTAAGGTTTCAAGATCATCTTTCGACAAAACTAAACACTGGCTCGCCCACGCTTCTGGAACATAATCATCATTTATTGCTAAATAGTACTTAGACTGTCGCAGCAATAAGGCTTTATCGTTTTCGGAGACGAGCCCTAAATTTTGAGGATGAATAATAGTATTATTATTGAATAATTTAATAGGTAGTTTGCTTGTTGGATATAAAAAATTATGTAGCCAATTCGGCAAAGAATCAATACTATCTAGAAAAGATATAATATGATTATTCTTTATTGTTTGATCTGGAGAAGAAAAAAATAGCTCATTGTTAACTAATTTAGGAATACTAATTGTATCATACTCGGATTGATTTTTATCTTTTTGCAAAATCTTTTTAATATTTAAGTTTTTTCTTAATTGAATATTATTATCATTATATACGAATATGTTTATATTTTTACCAAAATCATCTATAAATTGATATTCTTCCTGTTCCATCATTGACGCTATGAAAATTACATGACTAAAATTATAAGTATAATATAGTTTATATAGATTATTCTTAGTTTCTGTAACTATCTTATTACAAAAATCAGTGCTAGATAAACCTATATTATTAATAAATTTAATGTTTTTATACTGTACTAATAAATTATTCATATAAATATCCTGGCGCTTGTAATATCTTTAGCATTATTTATTTTCATTATGTTATTTTTGTTAATATAAATTTTCTTAAACACAATATTTTTTTGTAGTAAAAAGTTGATAGCCTCAAACAGATACATTTGTTTAAACATAGAACTATCGCATGACAAGAAGGTGTCTATGGCCAAATTATTAAAATAGACTATCTCCGACCACGACTGTTCCATATCAAAAAAAAGATATTCGAGATTTGTAGATAATGATGATCCTATTGTAAAATTTTTTTTAGGCTTGTTAAGCATAAATATTTTTGACTCATTATTTAGAAAGCTTTTATCTATAATTTTGTCTTTAATCAGTATTCCACTGTTGATTACTAACAAATTTTTTGGTCTATACTTATTAATATAAGTTATAAGATTTTGTGCTTGATTAGTATGCTCATATTCGTTATTAATTAAAAAATTAATATTTTTATATCTATAAAGCTTACTAATAATCTTATCATAATCAAAACCTATATTAATTGTTATATTAGATATTTTATTTATTTTTTGAGCCTGACTAATTTGGTATTCCAAAACACTCATATTCTTTTTTAGATTAAGTAAACACTTTGATCCTATAGATTTCATTCCTTTCGTTATTTCTGGAGTTATTATTAGTATATCAATCATAATAATCAAATAATATATTCGTATTTTGTTCTATAGTATAGTCTATATTTTTTGAGAAAAGCTTATAGTTATCTGTGCCTATAAAAACGCCATCAATATTTGAATCTATATTAGAACATTTATAATAATGAATAGATTTTTGTTCCACATTCACCAAATAATTGATTTCTTGTATGCTATCGTTCTTAACAACATGATCTAATCCTGCTTCTGTTAGAATCCACAACACATTTTGGATATTTTTCTTATTTGTTTCCAGTGCAATGTGAAGAGCTTGTGGTCCAGGAATATCTTCTAAAAATTTATGGATCTTATATTTAATACCAAGATTGTTGATTTTTTTTGTTAAATTTTCGGTATTGTTATAACAGACTATGGTTATATAGTATGGCTTAATAGATAGATTATTTAAGTTGTTTATCAGCAGATCAGTATCTGGAGATTTGTCTAGAATAACTGCGATGGAGTAGCGAATTGTGTTTTGTTGTTTAATATATTCTATAAGATCCACAGAATGAAATTTATCAATATTTTCTTTGTATATTTTATTACTTATTCCATATCTGCACTGATAGTTTTCTATAATATTAAATTCATTATCAATACGTATATTGTGAATATCTTTTATTATTGTTGGAATATCAAAAAAACACGCTTTATCGTCTGATGTTGTTTTTTTAGCGAAATAACAGTCTTGACATAGTGTATTTCTCATAACTGTTTTCTCTCTAAGAATAGTGTTGTAAAATATTCTTCTTGATTTATATGTATAATATCGAAAGTATTAAAGTCTATAAATGTATAAAGACTATCTATAGACAGTAAGCTTTGTTTATTCTGAAAAAAGGTTAAGAAATCTTGATATGACATACTTCCAGCCATAAAATTTTTAGTGATACTGGTAACATTATTAATTGTAATAATGAGTTTTCCAAGAGGTTTTAGCTTAGATAATAATATATTAATAACCTGTCCATGGGCATTCTCTGGTAAGAATTCTAAACACGCAACTTTAATACTATCGCAAGAATAGTTAATTATTGATGCAAGATCATTTATGTGAATAGTGTTTTTATCAGAAGGTTCTGTGATGGATATGTTGATATTACGGCTCATAAATATATACTCTTTTAAAGACTTGATTAAAAACTTGATTTATATTATGTTGCATATTTTTTATATTTATATATGTATTAGAATAAGATTGTATTTCTTTTGGTAAAGAATAGTTTTCTAGTATGGATTTTATTTGCTCGTTTATATTTTTATTGTTGATATTTTTTATTAGAGGATTATAAAACTCTTGAGATAATGGAATATTTGTTAAAACAAAACAATTTAAAGTAGAACTAAGGATAGCGTCGTATTGACCTTGTGTTACAATACATATTTTATATTTAGATATTATATTTAATATATCTTCATAAGAACTAATATCGTTTTTATTTAATATGTCACAACTATTTGCTAATGTTTTGATATAGTTATATAGCTCTATATTGACATTACTATGATCAATATTTAATATTAAAATGTCTTTATCTTTTGTCATATCAATATTCTCTGGTAGGCCATATTGTAGAATATGACAATTATTGTCCATGTTCCATAACTCTTTAATAGTTTTACTAAAAAATATTCTATGACTATTTCTTAGTTTTCTATCTAGGATATATTTATCTTCTTTTTTAATTATATTTGATGGTGGATCATGGAATACCAGAACACTATTTACATTATATTCTAAAGACAGCTTTTCTATGTTTTGAGAATAAAACAAAGGATCGTCGGATAAGATAGCTGAAAAAGGTTGAGATGGTTCGGTAATGATATTATAATCAGAATTAACATTTAACATATAAAAAAATATGTTCTTTTTACCAATATAGTATATGGTTTTATTATCTAGTAAATTATTAATAATGTTTGAACAGGCTAAATTATTTAACATAGGCATCTATAATTTCGCTAAGATTGTTTTTTAAACTGGGATATTTTTTCTCAGATAAAAGGTCGATATCTTGTGTATTTTTTAATTTACCATATTTATGCAGATCGTTTTGATCCCATTGTATAGTAACATTAGATGTATTTAATACAATATGTTTACCATATTCTTTAGCAAGCATAAGATGAAGATCATTGTCTTTGTGTATATAGATATCACCAGTATTATGTATTGATCTGATGGACGTTTCGTTTAACAATGTGGGAACAATTATAACTTTCGAAATAGTATTATTGATTTCAAATTTTTTATACACGCTCTTTATATATTCATTGCATTTATTGAGCATTTCCTGATCAATATCTTGTATAAATAATACCAAACAATTATTTTCTTGATTAAGTTTAATAAAATCTACAATTATTTTTTTTGTATCATAATCTATATTGGATTGAATTATGGTATAATATTTTTTATATCTATTATAGATACCTAAATTAAATATATTATTTGTTGGAGATAATAATTTATTATTAATATTGTTATTAAGAAATAAACCATTATCAATATTAAGATATTCTAATAATTTTTTATGAATATTATTACTATATAATAGCAATCCCCTATTACTTAGAAATATATATTTTTGTGATATACTATCATCAGGAATAATATCTTTATAATTAGGAAAAAAGATATGATATGGTATCTTAGAATTATAAGAAATAGTATTGATCTCTGTGTTTTGTATTAATAGATCAAAAGATTTAGACTGATGATTTTCCATTGACAGAATTGTATCATTTAATTTGCTGGCTAGATTATTAACTCTATTTGATATAAATATGGGTCTAGCTGTCACAGTATATTGTTTCAGATCCTTTAAATTCAATAATAGATTCAAAGACAAATAACCATCGATACTTAATGATCTATAAGGACCTATATATAGAATATTCATATATCATTCTTTAAATGTGCATATTGTATAAAGTCTTCTTCAAATTTAATATTTTTTTGTCTGACTTCTTCTGATCTATTATTATTATCTATCATAGTATTGATATGATCGCATAAATTATTTATACCATATCCAGAGATTTGTGTTGGAGATACATAATGGAAACCATAGTCTGCATTCTGAAGCATATTCAAAAACTTGAAAGACGATAAAAGTTCACTATTCTTCATCGTATTATTGCATAGGTTAATGAATTGTGAAAAATTAGAATCCTTATTAGATATGCTCGCTTTACGCAAGATTGGTAGAGGCTTGGACCAGTCTGATCTAAAGTCTAGATTATCAAAATAATTCTCCCAAATTTTTGCAATATTATCCCAGTTATAATATTTTTCTGTTAAATTTCTTATTCGAATTCTATTATTATTTCTAATAGATATTGGTTTATCTAATTCTTTTAGTATAATATCAATTAGGCAATCATTATCTGGATATACTCTAATAGCTTTTGTTTCGAGTTCTTTGAAATATGTTTTAATTTTTATTGGATATGCTTCTAACTTTGATATAATATCTACCATAGCACTATATTCGACAGTTGCTATAGGGATACCACAGGCAGCAGCTTCGACTTGTGGCATACCAAATCCTTCGCATATAGCATATTGAACATATAAATCAAATGTATTGTAGATTATACTAAGTTGTTCGTCAGTAACGCCTTGAGATACAGATGGAAATTGCGATGATTTATTAAAACATTTTGAGCATACTTTTTGAGGTCCAGAGTATACGCAACTCTCTATATTGGAACAGTTCTTACATAGGTATGTAAAAAGAACATTGTTAGATACTTGATGATCATTTAGTAACTCAGGAATATCCCATCCCATATCCGGATATGTTGTATGAAGATATAGAAATATTTTATCGGATCGTTTTTCTTTCTCAAAAATAGATAATATTTTTTTGAAAGAAGCTAAAAGCTCTGGAATCAGTTTTCTTTTTTGATTTCTCATAACAGAACCAACTATAAATACATCATTATCTATACCCAGAATTTGTCTACAACTATTTTTATCCTTAATATTAAAAATATCTAAATCAACACCAGGACTAGTTGTGGCAATATATTTTATTTTATCATTAGTTTGCTGTTTAAGGATTTGAGCGCCCCAATCACTATATGTAAAAATAGCATCTGTTGATAGAAATACATCTACCCACTCTTCTTGCTGTGGAGCAGAGTCTACCGTGGGCATGAGAATATGATGAAAATAAGGTCTTAGAGGGGATAGGGTTTGGTACCCACTCATCCAAAAATCTCTAACATCAACCACAATATCTGGCTTAAAATCTAATAGAACCTTTTCGAATCTCCATCTTCCAAATTGATTATCTGTCCTAGACATATACTCCTTATATCTAGGATCGTTATCTCGCACAGCATTAGCATAATAAATCCAGTCTATATTTTTATCTCTTGGATCATTTACCATTCCGTATGAGGCAAACTCTGCAATACTATACTTATTGGTTTTATGCCATCTTGATAATATCTGTTTTGCATATTTTCCAAAACCAGAATTTATGAAACTAGCTTCGGAACACATCAATATTTTTAATTTAGATTTTGCCATTATGGAATAGAATACGGGGGATATTTCACCCCCAATATTCTATATACATTCCTTTAGTGTTGGTCAGAAAGCAACTGTTTCTGATTCTTCAGTTTTCGACCTACTAAGCTTAGTAATCTTTGAAAAGTTATTAACTCTAACCTTTAGACTACTATGCTTAACTCCATCCTTTTCCCATGTATCGTTTCTAAGAGACCCCTCAACCATAACCAGATCACCTTTCTTTAGTGACTCAGCAATAGTTTCGGCTCCGCTATCCCATGCTTCGCAATTAATAAAAGATGTAATTCGATCTTTTTCTCCATTCGATTTTACATAATCCCTATTAACAGCAATGGTAAAATTTACCACACTAGTTTGTTTTCCATTTGGATTAACAACTCTTAACTCAGGATCTCGTGCAAGATTACCCTTCAACAATGTAATATTCATTTTCAAAACTCCTAAAAGTAAAAACGCTACAACTATACAATATTATACCAAGCGGCAGCGTTTTGTCAAGACCTTGGTATAAAACATTTTTCTACTATAAAAGAATCTTTTTTAGGACTCTTATTACCTAGAAATATTAGTACATTTCCTTCAAACAGATAGTTTCGGTATTTAGACAATTGATCAGGAAATAAGATGACCGAGTCTAAGGACGCATATTGGTCCTCTATTGTAACAAAAGCCATTTCTGCACCAGCATTTTTCCCATTCTTTGTTTTAACAAAATTTATATTACTAATTTCACCAGCCAAAATAATATTTTTAACATTATTGGTATGTTTAAACATTTTGCAATCACAGTTTGTCATGCTGATATCGTATGAATCTATTTTAAAACAGGTAATGGATGCTCCAAGCAACGCATTTTCTGTATCAGATAACCATTCTATTTTATCGTTTAATGAGTATGGTGGATTTTCATATAGCTTAATTAAATTTTGTATATTAGTTTTTCGTTTGGTATTAATCTTGCTGTTAGTTAGCAGATTCTCTAAAACTTGTCCTAGATGTTTTTGGTTTATATCTAAAAGATCTAATTCTCTAGATGTTAATTCCGATATTATATCATATTCAAATAACATTTGTGTGCGTGACATATGATAATAATCAAGAGAACCACATGATATTAGCGCCTTAGCGGCTGTAGAGTTTATTTTATTGAGTAATTTTACTAAACAGCCATACCATGATATGGAATTAAGATCAATATTTTTGATTATCTCTATGATCTTATCATATACCGAATAACCAACCCCTTTTATATCTGTTAAGCCAAAATAAATTTTATCATCATTTATGGTAAAATGCTTATTAAGTTTTCTTAAATCTGGAACGCAAACAGTAACATCCATTTCTGTGGCGTTCCTGATTAATTCCTTGATTTCTTTTTGTGGATCCATCTTGTCTTTTGCGAACTTTAAATATGATGCAAAAAACACTTTCGCGAAGTGCGCTTTAGCATATGCTGATGAGTATGCATTCATAGCATAGCTTACAGCATGACTCTTATTAAAACTATATCTTTGACTTTTTTCTATCCAACCAAAAATTTCTTCGCTCTCATCTTCCGACACAATATTAAGTTTTTTAACACCATCTTTGAATTTAACTTTAATTTTGGCCATTTCTTCTGGTTTCTTTTTGCCTATAGCCTTACGAAGCATATCGGCCTCTTGAAGATCGAATCCAGCCACCGCCTGAGCGATTTGCATGGCCTGTTCTTGGTAAATCATCTCGCCATAGGTCGATTTTAATGAAGGCTCAAGAGAAGGATGAAAATAGTCTAATTCTTCTTGACCATTTTTTTTGTCTATATAATGATCACTAATACTTTTGCCTTCCCTATATGCCTCTAACGATCCTGGTCGCATAATACTAATCAATGCAGAAAGCTGCTCTATATTCTGTGGTTTAAGTTTTTTGGACATGCTAGAGCCTAGTCTGGACTCTAATTGGAAAACGCCTTTTGTGTTTCCTTGTGCTATCATATCCCATGTTTTGGAACATTCTAGATTTAGATTTTCTAGTTTGCCATCGAAATCTATTCTAGGAATACCATCCTGGGTATAGTCCAATACCTTAAATTTACAACCACAATCAAACGTATAGTGATGATTCATAAATATTATGCAGAAGCTGCGGCGAACGCGTTTTTGAATTTAACCTTATTACCAAGATTTCTATGAAGTTTCATAAATCTAATGAGAATATCAGCGGTGGCTCTTACATCGTTTAGCGCGTCATGAGATCCACTATTGCCAAGACCTAAATATTCTCTAACATTATCTAATGTATAGTTTTTTAGTTCGTTATTTCCTTCGAACCAATAAAATATCACATTCATTAAATCTATAACGTCTCGTGGATAAAAAAGAGATGTTCTTCCCTCCTTATTGACATTATTGTATTTAGTACTTAGTCTTTCTATAATTCTAAGATCGAATCTATTTATGTTGTATCCAGCGGCTATTGGCGCTGTAAAACAAGATTTTTTATCTGATCTTATGTGATATTTCTCTAAATAAGACACAAACATTTTCCATCCATTATCCTGATTTTGATAAGATTTCCAATCCTCTAATATTTTAGTTTTTTCACATCCTCTAACCTTGGCATGGAAATCAAGAACATCACTATCATCATATATATAGTCAGGTTTTTCATCTAATATGGATGGTTTTAGATTAATATTAAATTCTGAATCTTTGATAATTTCTAATTTATATGGATCTATTATCAGAGAAGCAATTTGAACGGGGCTACAAAGGTCGGGATTAGCCCCGTCCGTTTCTAAATCAAACACACAAATTTTTTGTAAATTAGCCATTTGTCTCCACTACTGTGTTTCCTGGGAAAAAAGTCCTTTGATTACTATCTGCAACAACGTGACAATTAGCGCTTCTGCAACAACTTACTCTAACCTCTTGAATCTTAGTATACTCTACATTATTAACTTTAAAATTTTCGCCTACAGCAACTTGATCTAATGTTTTTGTTAACATTATAGTTCTCCATTTTTTAAGTATTCTGATACAGACATGATTTTGTCTAAATAAGCTATACCCAATATATCAAATTTAATTAAACCCAAACTCTCTAGATCGTTCATCTCCATGCCTGCTATCAGCTGATCATTTCTATTATCATAGACCATAGGACACAGAGATGCAAGATCTTCGGTACCTATTATTACACCAGCAGCGTGTTTGCTTTGGTTGGATTTTGTTCCTTCAAGCCTTATGGCCTGTTCAAATCTTTTCGATAATGGACCAGCCAACGAACCATCTTCTGCTATATAGCACCATTCTTTCAGTTTGTCTGTGTTATTCTCTAAAGCCCATCTAATAATCGAGGCTTCTCCGGTATCTTCTTTCATCTCTTGAAGTTCGTCGGCTATTTTGGCTTCGTCAGGAATAAATTTGGTAATAGAATTCATTTCTTCGAAAGATATATTACCATATACTCTTAGCACATCTTTTAACGCCCCTCTACCTTTCATAGTATTAAAAGTAATCATTTGTGATACTTTGCCATATCCATATTTACTTTTTATATATTCTAATACTTGTTCTCGTTTATCTATTGGGATATCTATATCGATATCTGGCATTTGTATTCTGGCTGGAATGCTTTGTATTGGACGAGTATTATCAAGCTGATCGACAATACCATATATCCACATTATATAACTATTAATAGTGTTTTCGGATAAAATATTTTTATTTACTATTATATGATTATAGTATGATATATTTTCTGGAGCCGAAAGAACTATAGAGCATTCATGTTCAAGAAATCTATTATTTTTTTCTTGTTCTAACCTTTCGATTATAGGCTGGCTTTTAATCTCATGTACTAGTCTAGTAAGTGTAGAATTTTTTTCCATTTGTAGTCTATATATAAATGATTGTTTAGTAAATATTTTGCTATAACTTTAATTTCACTCTTGTTTTGGTATATTAACTGATACAAGTCTCTATTTTTTATTTTTGTTGGTTTTTTATATTTTACAGGTAAGGCTTTGGATACTGTTTCCAAATTTTCTGGAAGATATGAACATATACCTATGTTGTAACCAGTGTAGACTTTATTTTTATTGGTTTGTTTTTTTATACTAACCCATCCATCAGCATCCCAATATCCTCTTATAAAATCTGGCCATAATAATTGATCCGACGGTAATTTTAAAGTACTATGCCATGTTTTTCTTGGTATAATACCATATTTTGATATATTATTTGCTAAAATATCACTAGTAAATTGAAATGTACACCTATTATCGTAGTCTTTTACTATATTAGAGCCTATTAAAAATTTAGAAAATTTAATCAAATGTTTTTTTGATTCTGATCCCAAGCATAATTGTAGCTTATTACTATCACTAATATTTCCATCGCCAAAAATAAAACCAAGCCAATAAGCTGATGCGGCATCTAATTTAGAGAAATCATTTAATAATTTTTTTTTACTATTTTTAGTAAATCTAGTTGATTTTGCTAAACAACCACAACTTTTAACATGGTTAATCTTTATCATAGATAGTTTCTTATAACAGACATTGCCGCATTTACATTTACACTTAGCAATTGTTTCTCCTTTACTATCCGAAACTAAAGTTATTATAGTAAGTAAATTATAGCTCTTATTTTTATAGTCTTTTATTTTAGCTTTCATATTGCCTCCGGAATTATACTGTTTATACACCATTTTTAAATGTTTGTATAGAAAATTCCGGAAAAGATATGTGTTCTTTTACATTCCTGCCATCGGAATAAAATCTTTCAAATAGTAATTCGTGTTTAATAGGGTCTATATCTGTAATACCTATTAAATAAGAAACCAAGCATCCGGCTGCGCTTCCTCGTCCTGGTCCTGCTAACCAATTATTATTTTTAACATATCTTAGTATGTCTTGAACAATTAGAAAATAACTACTAAGCCCAGCATTTTGCAAAACCTGTAGTTCATATTTTATTCTATCAACATAAATATCCTGTTGTGATTTGTCAATATTCGGTATAATTCTATTTTTCCAACCTTTTCTACATAATTCTCTTAAATATTCATCCGAAGAGAATCCTTCGGGACATTCGAATTTAGGCAATTTAGGTGGCGATAGTATATCAAAATTTTCTATTAGACTATCCACAAACAAAGTGTTTTCTATCTCTTCGTCATTATGAAGAGTTTTCATTTCTTCTGGAGACAGAATGTAGTATTTATCGCTTTTAAAGAAACACTCCATAGGTACAGATTGATTATGAAGCATCTTAGTATTTATATCTGATAATGTTGTTTTAAGATTATTACAGAGTAATATTCTTTGATCTATAGCATCATCTTGTTCGCAATAATGAGCATCCGGTGTGCATACCGCTTTTGTTTTACTTAATTGAGAGATTCTTCTTATTGTATCTGTTAAATATGTTTGTTGTTTTAGATATGCTTGATCAAATAGTTGTGTCTCTAGAAAAAAATTATCATTACCAAATATAGTTTTCATATAATCTACAAAAGATAATCCATTATCTATAGCTTTGGATTCGTCGCATAATATCTTATCTGCTAATGTTGATCCCAAATGTCCACAGATACCTATAATATTACCGTCTAGTATTTCTGCTAATTTCGCCAGACTTAAACGTGGCTTATGATAAAAGTAATCGGGCCTGTTGGATTCGGAAACAATCTTTATTAATGTTTTCCATCCTTGCAAATTCTTCGCCAATACCAAAAAATGTGATAATGAAGCATTTTCTTTTGTTTGTATGCTCGGATCATCTTCACATATATATAATTCACAGCCAAGAATTGGTTTTATATTTTTATTTCGCATTTTCTGATAGAATTGTACAGAACCGGCGATGTTACCGTGATCGGTTAAGGCACAAGAATTAATGCCTAATTTAGAACATCTATTGGCTATTTGTTCTGGACGATTAAGACCATCCAAAAGACTAAAATGCGAATGACAATGAAGAACAGAATAGGTCATACTGATCCTGGTGCTTTGTAAGATCCAAAAGAATGATTCGGGTGTTTGTACATACTCATTGTAGCATCGATCCCGTAAAGTTCAAGGTCGTGCTTGACTTGTTCGCACTTTGTCATCACAGATCCTTTTTGACATATTTGTCCATCTCTATACTCCTGCAAAGGTTCTATATTAGTATTCTCAAAAGTGGTTTTACCAAAATGACATAATTTATTACACATCCATGTTTTATTAAGTTTAGGTCGTTTTGTTTTCTTAATAATATCAAATTTTTCTCTTAGCATATTCTCTGTATCTATTAAATCACTATCGTGAAATACCATAGAAAAAGGACCACCATCATTAATAAAGTAGATAGAAAAAATTACATTTTCAATATGCGGATATAATTTTTTAATAGCATAGTGATAAATTTTAAGTTGTGGATCTTTCTCTAACTTTTCTTGGGTTTTTTCTTGACCTGTTGCCCAATCTAGTCTTCGTCCAGTATTATGTGTTGGAATATAATTTTCTGTACACAGATAAGTATTGTCTGGACTGTCTACGGAAATGCATTGAGTTTTTTGTATAATCGATTCTTCTATTTTAGAAACTCGTCTAACCCTAGATCTTCCAGATCCCCAATTTACATCCACAAGTTCTTTTTTCCTGTTCAATAGAAAAGGATTAATGTCAATTGGACGAAACGAAATAGGATATATGATTACGTTTTTTTTGTAATTTGTATCTCTTTTAATACACGCTTGATTCGGTCTTTGCCCAAGGGTTAAAAGTAGGTCTTTAACATCGTCGGATAGTTTTTTATTACAAGAAGTAAACACAGTTTGTTTTCTAATTGGATTTACATTTCCGTCTGTATCCATCAAACCCCTTAGTAAGTCTAGCCTTTGTTGAAAAGATGCTCTCAAATAAATTTTTGGTATATGTTTATTATTCAATAGATTTAAAGATTTTAGTATTTTTGTCACATTTAGGATCGATACTGTCTTATTTTTTGATCTTTTATCATTTTGAATTTTTCCTAGCTCATAACCTCTTGCTTGTATTTCTTCAAAAATTTCAGTATCATTGCCACTAATCTCGCAGCCTCTATTTCTTCCGTCTCCTAACCAGACTCCTAATAGATAAGGATCTATTGGTAGGGATTGTTCATTACATTTTAATGGTTTTGTCACATTAATAGTATCGCCAATAGCTAGATCCTGTATAGATACCGTTTCACCATTAGATAATTTCCATAAATGCTCATCGTCACAAATTACCGATGTTTTGTCATCAAAAGTTACTCTGAAACATTTTTTTGTTTTGACTTTTGATTTTCCAACAACGCGACATATATTACCGTATTGATCAAAGACATTACATCCCACATTTATATCTGCAATTGTTGTCCATCCGTCAAGAGTAGGTAATTTTGTATCTAATGGCAATCCTTTCCAATCTATGACCTCAATAGTATTATCATTAGCCAAAGTTATAAGATCTATAGTGCCTTTTAAGCCCAAATATCCATCTAGTTTTTGATTATTAATATTATACTCGTATTTAGCCCATGGTTTTTCTATTACCAAATCAAAGTGTTGTTCTGGTCTAAGAATGGTGCGATTTCTAGGATCAAACATACCGCCATTAAATTCTATAGCCTTGTAAACCCAATTATAGCAGTCCTTATAATCTTTTAGAGTCCAAGTATGATGACTATTAGCGGTACTATAATGCTTGTATACTTTTTCTATTATGGTATTAAGACTATAGTCATTTATATCTATAAGACCTAAGAATTCGTCATCATTTATATGAGATAATTTATCTTGCTGACCTTGTTTGATCATGGCAAGAATTTCTAAAACTTTATGGACTATTGTTCCTTTATCCGCCTTTTGTCCACTTGGGCCCCTCCATCCTAGTACATATTCAAAAAAAAATTGTTGTTCGCACATAGAATGGGCATTATAAGACGAACTACGGAAATAAGTTATAATCATGATATCCTATTATTGTGGTAGTACATTAAAATGTAACATAAGTTTTTTAAGTTTATCATATTGCTCTCTAACTGTCATATGTTCATTATTAATGATAGCATTAAAATTATTCCAATCATATCTGCAAGCATCCAATATTGATTCGCTAATATGTTCTGATTTGTGTGGATTTCTATTTAGTCGAAATACTATTCCTCCATTATTTTTTATAGCTTCTATTTCATTAGGAAATCTACAATCAGAAACTATAACAACTTGAAGTTTACTCTTTTTAATTTTATTGATAAGAGCATTTACCCAAATATTATTATTTAATTTTCTAAATAAGTCGGTGCCTATTAATTGCATTAAATCTCTAGCTGTTAGTTGCTTATCTTCCCAATAGGCATCAACTAGTTCATTCTTATTATGATCTTCGCCATAACACTGAACGTATGATAATCCAAACATGTTCATGCATATGTCTTCTTTCAATGGATCTGCAAAGTTATATATTTCAACATCAGAATATCCATTAGATAATAATAATCCTTTTAAAAATTCTGAACAAATAGTTTTGCCAGACTGTTTACGGCCAGAAAATGCTATTATTTTAGTATTCATTAGTATTTATCTTTTAATTGTGGTAAAATAATCTCTTTTACTTCAGCTACTGACATATCAGCAACATCGCTGTGATCAATATCAATATAGAAAACATTATATGTTTTATGACATTTATCATAGATTTTTTGAGCAGCTCTTTTGCCAGCGTCGTCATTGTCCATAAGTATATATATACTCATTGCTCCAGAAATATCCAATAACAATTTTTGTTTTTCTTGTAATACAGAGCCGAATAGGGCTACGCTATTATGAATTCCGGCCTCTTCTAATCTCCAAACATTTCCTGGGCTTTCGACCAGCACAACATTTTTATTCTGTTGTATATAGTCTTTTGCATACCATAGATTATATAGATACTCTTGTGTTTTAAATCCCTTATTATGTTTCCACTTAGAATATTGCCATAAATAATCTGAATTTGGACAATCTTTTGTTAAATTATGATAACTTTTACATTTAGAGCATTGAGTAAAAATACTTCTGCCAGAACAACCGACCATATTCTCGTGAGTGTCGTCGTATACTGGTACAACAGCTCTGTCGCCCATTTCTTTTTCGGAACTTAAACATTCACCAACATCATATTTGATAAGTATTTCAGAAGAAAATCCTCTGCTAATAAAATAATCTGATGGAATTTTTAAATTCTTTACTATTTTATCTCTTGTGATTTTAGGAGTATCATCAACAGATCTAATATCTGTTTGTATATTATTAACAATATTTACAAAATTATTTTTTTCTACTTCTTTTTTACTAACTTTTATTTGACTAGGATTCTTTTTAGTAAAATTAATGGCGTATTCTACAGCGTCGTTAAAAGAAACGGTTGGATCCCCAGGTCCTGTCCAACCATTTTGTTTAGATAAACAACCTCTTATAAATCCTATAATAGACCCTTTAAAGGTTTCTTCACATTGATGTGTTCTGCATTTCCAGTTACCTCTATATGAGTCTCCTTTGTAATATAAATTACAAGCAGAATTATTATCTCCGCCATGAATTGGACATCTCATGGCTATCATGCGATCAAAAGTTTTATACTCACCAACATTTAAATTGTCTAGTAGATTATCTATATCTTCACATAAATAATCAGATAGTACTTTAAGTTGTGGCTGATTATACGAACGGGATTTCTTGATCGTCATCATTGTTCTCGTCATTAACAATAAATCCTTTGTCTGTGTTAGTATTATTATTTACTAATTCCAATCTTGTCTTACCTTCTTCAATTTTTGCACACCAGCCCTTCATGTGACAATTAATATAGTCATTGTCGTCTAGACCTCCACCGTGTCTACTAATAATAGGAACAAGTTTTCTATTACCGTTAGTGGGTCCGTCTTCGGCGATCTCTTCGTCGCTTTTTCTTTTGAAAATAGTGAAATTGCTACATAACCATATTATACGATCAGAACCGCTGGCGGTATCTGTGGTTTCTTTTGTTATACCATCCCTATTTAATTGTATAAAACCAAGAATAGGAACTTTATATCTGACAGCAAAATTATGTAAGCTTGTCATCATAAAACCTAAAACCTGATACTCTTTCATATCCTGAGATATTCCTGCACTATCCATTAGTTTTAGATAATCATAAACAATAACGCAGTCTTTGGCTGTTCCATCTGGGTGTAATCCAACCTCCTTAACAAGCCATCTTCTCATGATAGCCAATTGTTCTTCAAATGGTTTACCAGCGATTGACTTGTAATACAGTCTAACATCTTTAAGTTCTTTTTGAGCCGTTTGTAATCTATTATTTTTATCCGGAGACTCAAATGCTTTACCGGTTTCTATACTTGAAATCTCTATTTCTGTCATCATGGCCAAAACCCTATTAAGATGATCGTCTGTGCTCATCTCGGTGTCCATATTTAATACTGGCACTTTGACATTTTTTGCTATGTGTAAACCAATATTATCTGCTAGCAGAGTCTTACCAGTTTTTGGTCTTGCGGCTATAATACTTACTGATCCTTTTCTAAGACCACCACCTATAGCATTATCATAAACGTGAAATCCTGTAGATATACCGACTTGATCAATTGGATTTTCTTTGATATTATTAATATAATCATCAACGATATTAGCTATACAAACAGGATTATTATCAGTATCATTTAGTAGGGTCGAGAAATTGAAGATACTATCTTCTGCCAATCCTATAATCGACGATATTGGTTCGGCTCCGGTGATATCCAATAATTTTTCTTTTGCTTCTTCTAATTGATCTCTAAGTAATCTAGCTATTTGTAGTTTTCTAATTTTAGCTGCAAATTTTCTGACATTTTCTAGATTAACAGGAAAATCTATAATAGCTTTTAAATGTTGAGTCTCATTTTTTTGAGATAAAATATGACCAAAATTTAATGATTGAGCAACAGATAGGATTGATGCTATATCTATAGAGGGACTATGGTCTTTTTCACATATCTCTTTTATTACTTGATATATCATTACATTACTATCAACAGTAAATGTTGATGGTTGTATAATATCAGCAATATCTAAATATGCATTTTCACCATATTTGCATATTCCAGACAATACCGCTCTTTCTGCGGCAGGATCACAAAGTATCATTTTTCATCCAGCGTTTGTTGAACAGTTATTACATTTATAGCGGGAAGGACTATCATGCACAAGGGCGGGATTTATATTTTCTGTTTTTCCACACACTCTGCACTTCACAGATATTGGTTCGTATTCTCTTGTTCGTGCAACTGGTGGATGTTTTGCTAATTTTTCATCTATTAGCTTATCATCTTTGTGCATATGAAACTCGCTCATTTTTTCAAATTTATTACCTGATTGTGCTGGAAGTCTTTTATTTTTGGTACGGATACTATTTGTTAGACTAGTATTTTCGCTATCAACAGAAGGAGTTTCTTCCTTTCTTTCGGCTTTTTCGTCCGGTAATAAAGATTGAAGTACGGTAATTAAATTTTTTATTTGTTCTGGATTATTTAATAAATCTTTAAGATCCATGTTTACTTTTACTCTTTTGGATGGAAATCATGACATCGGATAAGTTTTTTATGCTATTGGCAAGATATTGTAATCTATCGCTGCGTTGTTTTGCATATTTTTTAATACTACTCAAGCCATTAGCTTTTTCATTATGTTTAATAGCCTGTATTGATTTTTCAATATAACCATATCCTTTATAGTTATTGATATCATCTGCTATAACTTCTTTTATATTTTCATCTGCCCAGTTATATCTGGCTATTTCTCTATTTAAACTACGTTGTATATAGAAAGAGAATTGGGATAATCTATATGATATTTGCGCACAATCTTCTGGGCTTAATTTCTCTATTTCGTCCCTATTCATTGATGTATATTTATTTATTTCTTCCGATGGTATAATATTAGCAGAGAATTCGGATAAGCCTATAGAATTTTCATATTCGTCTAAAATTTTATCCCAATACTGTAATTCTTCTTTAGATGATTTGTTGTTCATAATTTATTCTTTGAGTCCATTGGTCTATATTTTCATGGTATGGTAGTTCTATATATCTTATATTATTAATATTGCACCATTCTGATTTTTCTCTATCTTTTTTTTGAGCTTTAAGAAAACTCATCATATTGCCATGATAATATGGTACATACTTATAGTGTTGTTCTCCATGAACCTCAACACACCATTTTAATAGTGGTAGATAGAAATCTAAATATGCTATTTGTCCTTTTCTTATAGGTACCAAAACCTCTTCTAATATTTGTAGTGTCGGATGAAGAGAAATCAATAGGTTTCTTGCTTGCAAATGGTACGATGACTTATTTTGTATTTTACCCTTTGAGACGTAGCCTGTCAAGGCCCAAGAAACAACTCCTCCATCCAAATTAGTTATATTCATTACTTTTTAATACCCAGTAAGCTTTTAACAGAATCTTCGACCTCTTTTGCTATTTCTGGATTTTCCATTAAAAATATTCTAGTTTTTTCTGCCCCTTGAAATTTATGAGAGTCTTTACTGGTTTTGATGGTATACCATGCTCCACCTTTATTTATAACTCCGACATCTGACGCCAAGTTGACAAGCTCTGTGAGCTTATCTATGCCCTCATTATAACGAATAAAGCTTTTTGCTACTCCTCCCGGAGGACCGAGAGCGGAACAAATAACTTGCCATTCAACCTCTTGGCCTATCTGAGTATCGTCTGCTCCTAAAGACCATGGCTTAGAACTTTTTGCTCGTAGTTTAATATCGGTTTGATATGCGATACCCTGACCGCTCTTCTCCTTAAACTCTGCTCCATATCCTGTCGGATTACCCATCAAATGGGTGATACCGATCACAATATTTTTATTAACAGGAATAACGTTAGAAACTTTTCTACAGAATTTGGCTAATAACTTTGCTCCATCTGCTCTCTGCATTTTGTCCATATCACTAGTAATTTCGGCTTCTGTACATAGTGCAGAATACGAGTCTATGATTACTATAGAGCCGGGAATTTCATTTATAATTCTTTCTGCTATTTGTAAATATTCTTCGGCGTGTAAGATTTTACCTTGTTGGGATCCTATAATATGAAATCTGCTCAGATCTAATCCTTTTATTCCAAGTAGATCTCGTTGTTTTAGTCTACCTTCGATATTTAGGTAGTATACTTCTCTAGGGTTCTTTAGATCTCCTTGATATTCTGGTTTTTGTGCGGTGGTTGCAAAGTCTAATGATGACAAAGTTTTACCACATTTAGGTTGTCCTGTAAATATCACAAAACTACCTTCTGGTATTCCACCACCTAGAACTATATCCAGAGCTGGACTAATTGGAATAGTTAATATCTTTTTTTCTACCAGTGAGTTACCAGACAATATAATATCATCTCCAAAATTTTTGATTATATCTTCTTTAAGACTCATTATCTATGTCCTCTAGTTTTGAAAGTATATTATTAGATTTTTTATTATTGTTTGTTTTATATTTTTTATGAGATGATCTGTCTATATCTTTTGAAAATTCTTTGTTTTGTGAATCTAAAATTTTCTGGTGATGCTCTATAATAGCCTTGAGCATTGGCGCTCGCAACGAATATGTGTTCACAGTTTTGCTATCTTGTAAAGCTTTTACTATAGCCAAAGGACTGTATTGTTTAACTAATTTATTGGCTGTTGCGATCTGATTTCTATAAAAAGCAGACCATTCTTTATTTAGCCAAAATTTATAGTGAATATCTTTTTTATCAAGTTTTGCCTTTTTTTCACAAATAATTTCTGTGATATATTGGGCAGCTGATACTTCCTTATTATTGGAGTATCTTGATATAAATTTCATTTGTTGAATGGCTTAAATATATGATCTGGTGACTTTTGTAAATGAGACAGCTTTGTTTTATTGTGATCGTTCATCATAGACGCCTCTTGTGTCATAATAGCAACAGTATTATTTTTCTTAACTGCTGTTTTGTTTATCATCAAGTCCTTGGCTGTTGGCTGTTGATTAGTCTTAATAAGATTTTCTGATTCCACTATTGCCTGAATACTATCAATAGATAAATTGGTTTCCGCAGCTATCTGTTCTAATGTAAAATTTTGTGAAAATAAATATTTTATAGCGTAAATATTATTTTTTGATATTTTTGCCATTACAATCTCTCCCTTTCTGCTTTAACTAGCCATGCATTATTTTTAGTAGATAAAAATTTAAGATAATAATTAAATACCGATTGATTGGTATTGATAAATTTATTACTTGGTCTAACAACATTATCAAGAAAACTATAGCTCTTTTCTCTATCGAGCTTAGAAAACGGATTGAATAACTCATTATTATTTGATATTTTAATCTGATAGATAATATGATTGTCTTTATTTATTGTTTTTGCTAATACTGTATTATCATCAATATTTTTTCTATAAAGATTGTTTTCATCTATAAAATCACAATCTTGCTCTAAACAAAAAAACTTGTTTGTTGTATCCGATGACTTACGATCTTTTTTAGGCGTAAATAAATAATCCTCACTCATCTTTCACCTTTTCTGGTAGGTTTGCTTCTTCAGCCGATGATATCATGCATTTTTCTACATATTCGAAAAAGTTTTTAATATATGTATTATAATTTTCTCCAGATGGAACCGGTATGTGGTAACTGTTGGTGCATACTGTGTTAATTTCTGGGTACTTATTGTCTTCTATTTTTTTTAGAATATTTGCTGTGAGATTGATATATATTTCATATTGGGCATCTGTTTGTTTATTAATATTATTAGGATCATCAAAAATATAACTATATTCAGAAAGATCTTCTGGCTTAAAATCTTTTAAAGAGTCTATTTGTTTTTTATAAATATCTATTTCTTCTTTAGTAAAAAATTGAGATGATTCTATATTGTCTGTCATTTTAGGTCCATTTTGTTTTTGGCGGTTTCTTGATTCTGTTCATACCTTTGGGCAAGACTTTATCCTCTGTTGCTTTATAAGAATTATGTTTGGAGTATAGACTTTGTTTTTGATCATCGCTCATACGATCTCTATTTCTGTTAGCCAGATCTCCTACCGTTTTAAGCTCAGTATCATGTTTTTTGATTGAGTTTTGAATAGTAGAAACATCGTCAGTATAGCTTCTTTCTGTTTTTTTACTATTGCAAAAATTACATTTTGGCGAAGGAATATAATCCTTAATATAAAAAAATAATTCAAATTTTTTATTACAATTTTCGCAATGGTAAGTGTACGTTGGCATAATTTATTTAATATCTCTTTGAGCGTCTTTTAGCCAAGATAGATTTTTTGTCTTTAGAAAATTTATATATTTTTGAAATACTTGTGGAGTAACCTCTTTAAAGTCCCATTCACTTTTACATATATTATTAATAAATGATAAAGAATTTTTTTCTTCTATAGGAGATAGAATTTTTTTAGGATTGAAAATTTTTGAATTTGGATCCAATTTAATATAATATCTACCATAAGACTTATCATTATCAGCAAAATGTTTTGATTTTTTAGAAAATATTATCTTAGCAATGGCTTTCGAAATATTCTCATTATTCAATCTTGGATATCCATCGTCGTCTATATAGTCTTCGGATCCTAATAAACAATAAAATTTATCTTCATTAGAAGTAGATCGATTTGTATTAAAAATAGCCATCTATATATTTTATCCATTCTTTTTGATCTGAGTCACTACTGTATATAGTAGGTAGTTCTTTAGCTAACGGCAAGTATCTTGGCTCATAAAATGGTTTTTTAGGGATATTAAGTAACTTCATATTTGCTTGTTCTGGTGTTTTATTTGATTTTTTTCTATTACATTTAACACAAGCAGTGGCTATATTTAACCAATTAGTAGCATTCTTTTTGTCAGGATGAAATTGACTTTTTGGAATAACATGATCGTAAGTTAATTCATTCTGATTAAATCTTATTCCACAATATTGGCAAGTATGATCATCTCTAATAAATAGATTTTTTCTAGAAAACTTTAATGATCTATTATGAATATTGAAATATTTTTGCGTTTTTGCAACTAATGGAACCTTAAATTGTTTATCATTAGTTCCTTGAATATATTTGTCTTTATAATATTCAATAATTTCTATCTTAAAAGTTGGATTATTATCATACTTGATAGACCAAATAATAGCTTTTTGCCAACTAATAATTCTTAATGGTGAATAATCAGCATTTAATAATAAACACTTGCTATTTTCTGCCTTGTTCATAATTATCTAGTTTTGCTAAAATTTTTGCTATTATTGGATTACGAATAATATCATGGTCGGTTAGTGTAGAAATACCTATACCGTCTACGTCTGATAGATTTTTTATCATTTCATAAAAACCACCCTGTAAATGTCTAGCAAGATCTGATTGCGAAACATCTCCAGTTAATACCATTTTACTGTTTTGACCAATTCTTGTCAATAGCATTTTTAATTGTTCATACGAAGCATTTTGACATTCGTCTGCTACTATAAAACAGTCATGAAAATTTCTTCCTCTCATAAATCCTAAAGGCACAATTTCTATTTTATTATTTAGTTTGAGCGTTGCATTAAGTGCTGGGCCAATAAAATAATTTATCTCATCTTCTATAGGCAAAAGATAAGGAAATAATTTTTCTTCATATTTACCTGGAAGATAACCTATTTTTTCTCCTGCTTCAACAACTGGTCTTGTTATTATGATTTTCTTGATTTTATCTTCTAATAAATGTTCTAAAGCTAAACCAACAGCACAGTGGGTATTATGGGTCGGAATATAATTATCTGTGAGATATAAACTATCTTTATGGTCTACTGTTATACACTGCATTTCTTTATAATCAAGTTTTTCTATTCTGTCTATGTATAATTTTGGAAAATATTTAATTCTTGGTATTTGTTTAATTTTTTTTCTATCTAAAAAGAAAATAGATATATCATTTGGCAAAGAGATGTGGCATCTGTAGCTTACTCTATGTCTTGTTCCATCTATTTTTAAACAACCTCTTTTAGGTTTTATTCTTGTTGTTCC